GCAACGCAATAGGAACGAGCAACGCCACTTTTTACAGTACGGCAGTCGGAAACCTTGCGATTGAAATTGTGGGGTTTGCGGGGCAGACAGGTAACTTAATCCAAGCCATAGCCTCGAACGGGGTCAGCGTCTTTGCAATTAGCCCAAACGGGTCTTTACTGTGGGGATCGGGCGCAGGTGATACTAACTTATCTCGCATTGGTGCCGCCTCTCTTGTCATAGGAAACGGGACGGTTGGGGACTTCTCCGGTGCTCTGAAACTAACCAATTTGTCCGTCCAAGGCACCCTGACGGATGGCTTCGCTTCTGTTGGCACCGCTGGTCAAGTTTTGACATCAACGGGCACCAAGATAGCGTGGGCAACGCCCTCAAGCGGCTTCAGCAACCCCATGACCACCCTCGGGGACATAATTATCGAGGGGAACTCTGGGAGCCCCGCTACACTCGGGCCTGTGCGATTGGGGATCGGCACAACGGGACAAGTCCTTACGGTTGTGGGCGGTGTGCCTGCTTGGGCTACGGCTGGAGGTGGCGGCGGGGCTCCCGCTGGCGGTGCAATCATCACGGGGATGCCGCTTGGAATGTTTACCAACAATAGCTCTTGGAGCAATTATACGATTTATTCCTTCATGGCGGGATGTGATCTTCTCAATATACCCGCAAATACATGGAAGGTTGTTTTGCTGTTTACGGGCGGCACGGGCGCTCATATTGCCAAATTCAATATCGTCAGAACAGCACGGTACTCCTTAGTGGTTGTGGATCGCACCCAAGTAAAATTTGGTGGGAATATGCCCGCCACAATCACTTGGGGTGGTTCACCAACAGCCGCCGCTCCACAGATTCAAGAGTCGGATGCAATCTCGTTGGCGCTAGATCAAAACCACGATTACTATATCGAGATTTACTTTGACGCTGACGGCACCTACAACGGTACCGTGGGGTTTGCTCAAGGCGGTGCTGTCACCACATACGGCAGGTTGGTTGCTTCGTATGACAATATAGGCGACCTAACCACAACAACTTCCATGACATCCCCATTTAGCTTCTCGGGTAATGGCTTGTTGGTTGGGCAGGTATATGTAGCGTCCTAAACAAATTTCATCGGGACGGTTTGGTTGAAAGAACCCCTGAATAGTGGTATTATAGGGTATGGATGAATTTCGCCAAGGTCCGCCTGCCGTTTACGCAGATTACAAGCCGTCCCCCATCCTGAAGTTCAATGACTTCGTTCGGATGGCCCCGCGTGCGGGGAGGTGCTGCCCCACCGATCTCAAAATCGGGTACGTCCATAAAGGATTGATGAATCGCTATCTTGAGCCCCATCGCCACTACCACACACTCGGGCACATCCAATTCGGCTTCAGCGAATACTTCAAGTTTTTCGACAAAATGGACCCCATTACCTTCTTTGCGTGGACCTATCATGATGCGGTTTACGAGCCCACCCGCGACGACAACGAAACCCGCAGTGCGATGGTTTTTGAGAAAGACAACTCCATACTGGGGTTCGATGTAGCAGATGCCGATAAGATCATCGACCTCATCCTCAGCACCACACATATCGAACACACCAACATTGTGACCGACATCGATCTCGCGGGGCTGGGACTGCCCGCCGAACAGTATGACGAAAATACCCGCCTCATCCGCATAGAGTACAATTTTGCTTCCGACGAGATGTGGAAAGCAGGTCGCACGGCATTTCTGAAGAGATTCCTCGTCCGACCACAGCTTTACTTCAGCCCCCAGTTCGCGGGAGCCTACACTCTCTTGGCTCGCGAAAACATGCAGCGCGAACTATATCTACTAAGTTATTGATTCTAAAGCCACAATTCCTAACCGAAACTCGGGATTTCTTGGTAGAATGGAGGTGAGAGGTGAATATGGATGCCTACGTATTAGCCATTAGCGTCAAGGACTCGCAGTATCTCCCAACACGGGCGAAAAACGTTCTGAAGCGACTGGGTTGCGAAACCATCGAAGATGTGGTTAAGTTGACGCCCGAGCAAATCCTGCGCTCGAAATGGGCTGGCAAGAAGGTTCTGGCCTACATCAAACTTTGGCTTGACAGTTTCGGTCTCTCTCTGTCAGACTCAAGTCTCACCATGCCGACATCCGCTGGATTCCCGCTCCTCAACGGCTACCTTCAATTCCGTGGGCGAATCTACGACTATTTCGGCTACTCTGGACCTGACTTCCCTATAGAGGATTGCACGAATCGCCCATGGGGTGTTAATTCCGCACGACCCGAACGCTTGGCGACAATTGCCGCGTGGACCTATCGCGGGAAAGATTTCACACTGATCGTCAGCAAGGCTTCCGAGCATCAGTCGGTGCTTTGCATCTACGACAACGCCAAAGAGTTCAAATCCAACGCGGCTATAGGCGGCGAGTAATGTCCATGATGTCTTGGCCCGGATCAAAACCTCTTCTGACCGACGAGGAGTTGAGCAAGGTCCTCGAAGAGGATAACGACGCCTCTATCTGGTTGGCACTGGTGGACGCCGCCCAGAATGACCAAATTCTCTACCGCGTCTTCGGTCTCGCCCGTGCGAAAGGTTGGTCACGATTCCGCACGGTGATGGTATGCTCGTATGTGATGGCTCAGCAGCACGAGCGGACGATCCAGCGGGAAATGGATCGCCTGAATATGACGCTGACGCCAAAGATGCAGTTCTGTGCGAAATGTTCGGAGGACCTTTTCACGACCGATGACGGCGTGACGCTACGGCTCAAAACAGTCGAGGAGCAGAAGGCGTAGGTCTGTAAGCGGACTTCTCATTTCTTAGAAGGGCGGTACTTGTGGGACTCGGATATGGTACAGGAGTGGGCATGAAAGGTATTGGACTCAAGTTAGACCCTACTAAGCGTTCGAACGATGCGCGTGATTTTGAGAAAGCCATGCGGAAGCGTATCGTCGGACAGGACGCCGCCGTCGATAAAGTCACCGAGATTTACCAGATGTTCTTGGCTGGCCTGAATGCTCCGGGTCGTCCAGTCGGTAACCTGCTCTTCCTCGGTCCCACTGGTAGCGGTAAGACCCGCGTGGTCGAAGCCATGGCTGAATCCCTCTTCGGTGATTGCCGAGCCTGCATCAAGATCGACTGCGCTGAGTTCCAGCATTCCCACGAAATTGCGAAGCTGATCGGTTCGCCCCCGGGCTACCTCGGTCACCGCGAGACGCATCCGCTGCTCACGCAGGAAGCGTTGAACCAGTGGTTCAGCGAGAAGTTGAAGCTCTCGATCCTGTTGTTCGACGAAATCGAAAAAGCCAGCGATTCACTCTGGCAACTCCTGCTCGGCATCCTCGATAAAGCAACTCTCACTCTCGGCGATAACCGCCGCGTGGACCTTAGCCAGTGCATCATCATCCTGACATCGAACCTCGGTGCTGCCGACATGAGTGAACTGATGAATGGCGGCATAGGTTTCGGCATTGCCAAAGAAAACATCATCGTTGACGATTCGCTGGATGCAAAGATCGACCGTAGTGCAGTTGACGCCGCCAAACGCAAATTCACGCCCGAGTTCATGAACCGCATCGACAAGTCGGTCGTATTCAAGACTCTTCGCCCCGAGCACTTGGCGCAGATTCTTGATATCGAACTTGGTATGGTGCAGCAGCGTGTGCTGATGGCGGCGGGGACGAACCAATTCGTATTCAACTGCACGCCAGAGGTGAAAGCATTCCTGCTCAAGGAAGGTACGGACCCGAAGTACGGAGCCCGTCACTTGAAGCGTGCCATTGAACGCAATTTGGTCTTCCCAATGGCAAACCTCGTCGCCACTGGTCAGGTCAAGTTGGGGGATTTCATTCGTGTGGATTTGGAAGGCGAAACCACTACGTTCGTCAAGGAAGCCGAGAATACCATGGCTCCCGTACTGCTCGAACGTTACGGAGCGGCGGCAACACAGCGTGAAGACCCCATCAACGTGAGACCCATCGTTCCGATTACGCGGAAGTCCAGTGGGGGCGCGGGAGCTTAATGCTTAAGTGGGTTCCATCGGCGATCTGCTTCTTGTTCGGGCACGTTTGGTATGTGCCCGAAACTTTCCCTGACGCGCTTCTCCAACCACGCGCTAACCTTGGCTACTGTCGTCGCTGTGGGGAGCCCACAATGGATCAGCGTACCCTAGACGCCTTCAACAAATCCCATGCGGAGTGGGAAGCGAGGGTGAATAGAATGAGCACTGCCTATGAACGGGTGTTGGCTCGGCGTTCGAAGCGATTAGGTGTTTCGCTTGAAGAAGCGGCCAAGATAACGGCGAAGCCGCGTTACTTGCAGGCGGTTGAGGCGGCAGCATCACGTCGAGGGGTAACTGTTGAAACCGTGCTGGAAGAGGATTTCAGGAGAAGCCGAAGTTAACGGGTTTCGCCGTTAGTGATGAACCCATGCCAGTGTCCCGAACTGCTTGCGTCAATCGACGGACTCACGTTTAGATTTTCAAAATCCCCGACGATACTCCAAGCGAAATTAGGAGAGCACGGAACAACCTGCATATTCCAGTCTTCACCGAACGCCTTTTCATAGATGTCAAACTGTTCATGATCGGACAGAGCGATATTTTTGCATGTCAGCCAGTCTTTACGACAATGAGGACAGCGGAATGCAAACATATTGGGGTGAATCCATCGTGGTTCAAGGTCTGTTAGCCTCATGGCACCAATTCTCCATTGTGTAGGAAGCCGTGCCAGTTCCCGCTGATGATCGAACCTCCTCCAGCCGCACAAGTGTGCCCGTTCTTATCCACATGAATGTTTGGCGGTGTGCCATGTCGTACCCAGCAACGATGTGTGCGTTCTTCCTTCATAGTGCAGTTGCTTGCCCGTCCATCAATCATCCAATCACTGCCCCTCGGCGTGCGACACATTAAGGGCGGCTCAATTTGGTTATCCCATTCCCAACCGTACAGCTTGTCGCTATTGAGAATGCTAGGGTCTGCCATGCTGTGCTTCATCCACCATGCGTACCAGAGGGCTCCCGTAGGAGCGTCATAGAGCGTGGTAAGCGGCCCACCGTCCGACCGTGAGTGTAGGCGATGGGTGAACATCTGCCCGCCACGCTCACAACCGCGTAAATCGTCAGTGATGGGTGCTCCGCATTTACAGTGGGTGGGCCAAATGGGGTCGCCTGCGGGAGGACGAATAGTCTCGGTGAAATCGATCCAGTCCTCGGACTTACCCCAAACATGGGGATAGTCGAAATCCCCGATGAGATTCATATTCTGATGATAGGAGTATTCGCCCAGACAAAGTGGGCAACAGTTCGGAGTGCCTGAGTTATAACGGCGAGCCCACACACGTATTTTAGCGACTGGCGTTAACAGGAAGCATGGAATACCCATGTGGCGTTACCCCTTCGAAGGATCGGGGACAGCCGCAGGAGCAGCCGTAGCTGTCGCCGTGTTTGAGTTGTCGTTGTCCACGTTCACAATCGTGGTTGGTGCTTGCGTCGTTTTATCAGGCCAGACTTGACTGCCTACGAAATGTCCACCGAGGAGAGCATAGAAGCTAAATACCGTGCCCTGCACGTTTGGACCCAAGTCTTTCCCCGTATGACAATGCCACAGCAGTATCGCCGCTTGAAACGCACAGGCGATGGGAATGTGCATATAATTCTGGAGCCTATCAAGCCAAGGCTGGAGTTTGGGGAGGTACTTTTTGAAGTCTATACTCATTGTTGAATCGTCCCTATTGAAGAATGCGGTAGTTGTCGAAAATTTCTGTCAAGTAGAAAATTCTCGCACTGATGCTGCGAGACTTATGCTATCAATAACCGCATGAACACTGGGTTTTTAGATAGGTCAGAAACCTCAAATGGTATAATGGTTATAGTAGATCAGGAGGCAACATGACCAAGATTAGCAAGCGGAAGACGCGACTGAGCTTCGAGACGGATGCCGAGATGCGGGGGTGGGGCAGCATCACTGTGGATAAGGAGAAGAAGAAAACGCGACGTGTCCCAGTGACTCGGGCGATCATCGTGGATGTAGACAACGCATTCCATGGCACCGTGCGACTGAAGGGCACCCGCCAAACCTTTGACTTCTCGTGGGAGGGATTGTTCCTGTGGGCCGTGGAGCAGAAGGTCATGAAGGAGCGTGCGGAGAAGAAGCGGCTGCGTGACGCTAAGAAGAAGGGACGCTTAGTCCACGTCCGCTAGACCACGTAAGGCGTTCTCGGACTCCTCTTCCTCAGTGGGAAAGGAGTCTGGATCGCCGAACGGTACGAACGCTTTGACCGATTTATCCCCACGATCATACGCCGCTCCTACGCGGTGAGTCCCGTCTATCACCGTGTTGTGATGGTCGAGCACGATAGGCGGGGCAGGGGTGTCCAACAGAGAATAGTTTTCGACCAGTTCTTCGGACGTTTCCCACGGGGCGTCGATCTGATCCAGCGGCACTTCCTTCAGTACGAACTCTTTGTACTGCGTGATGCGGCCATCATCTTCGTAGCCCTCATGCATCTCGCGAGCATACTCCAACACCGACCACGAATCCACTCGTTGTCCGACAGGCAGGTTCCCGATGTATTCACTCGCCATCTTACCTTCTATCAACTGAATTTGGCTCGGTGAGAATGGGATGTAGGCTTCAATCTGTGGCATGTTGGGAGCATCACTCCCGACCACGATCAGTCCGTCGTACCCCTTTTCAATCTGTTCTTGTCGCCACTTCGCATCCCTGACGTATTTCTCTTCCGCCTCAAACCCACCTTCCATCGCGTTGAGAACCAGCGGGCTGTTGAAGGTCACGTAGGCTACGGTGACCTCGCCGAATTCTGCGGCGTATTCCCTGTTGTTCGTGAAGTAGGTAGGGACTTTAGTGAGATCGGTGTCTCCTCCGTGGTAGAGCTTGTACCGCTTTTTACTCTCTTGCCATACGGCGGCGTTCTTTTGGAGTAGGGGGTTGCTCGCTGCCACGTAGCTTCTACTTGGCTGTGCGTTGGGCGGGGAAGCTTCCTTCGCGTTGCAGGTGTTTATCACAAACCATTCGGACTGCATACCCGAATAGTTGCTTTCATCTGGGTGCGTTCGATTACGCCAGAGAACGATATCCTCAAGAGCGATCCCCTGAATTTTGCCTACGGTCTGCCACACGATGCCGCGATGTCCACCAGAGAACCCCTTGGCGGTGTCGTAAGCCGCCGACCAAGATAGCAGGTCCCGAAGGTGTGGCTCCCACTTGGCGGGCTCGCGATCATCACCCATGCGAATCTCTTCCCCACGATAGAGACACTTGCGGGTAGTCGGCGGCACGAACGGTGTGAGCGATTTGACCAACTCAACCACCCGACCAGATGCCGCTGGGTTGTCCTCAAAGGCGTCGGCACACTGCACATATTGACCGAAGTAGCCGTAAAGCGCGTCGTCCATGGCGATAGTGTAGCAAACTTTGTCGTACTTGCTTCGAGGTTTGTCGGCGGCAAATTTGATCTGGCAATGATATAAACCACCTCTCGCTTTGTCGATTTGGATGCTGTGCCCACGTCCATCCCAGTACCGTTCCCACTTCTTCATGTCGCTTTTGTTGAGCAGACCTTCGTCCTTCCATGAGTCTGAGGCCGTGCAATGGAGTGTAACCGTAGCTCCCGCTCCAACAATTGGAATGTTATCTTCATCCGAATTGTAAATTTGTTGCGGCTCGTCATCGATAGGCTTAGGCTTACCAACAAGTTGTTCAATCTTCTTGCCCGAGTTTTTGAACAAGGTGATAAGGCCCGGGTGAAATTGGTCTGGGTTCTCGGCTATCATCCGGTGTATTTCGTCGAGAGTGAACCATTCGAGGCTAGTGGTTTCCCAACCATGACCCTTTTCGGGATGGAGTGAAACCTCTTGAGGAACGACACCCAGAAAATTGAAATACTTAAACGCCACAAGCAGCCTCTTTCAAATTTTGGAATTCATACAGCCTTTTCACCCAAGCTAACCATTCCCCGATTGACATGGTGTTCTTAGATCGGTTACAGAATTTACAAGCGGTTACGCAGTTGCTCGGAATGTATCCAATAGCATTGTCTGATCTGTCAATGCCGTTGTAGTAAAAGTCCGTTGGGTGCTGATACCAGACAGCGGCTCTTTTGATGTATTGGTCAGGCCATAGCGTTGATGGGGCTTCCCCACAATAATGGCAGTTATCGACAATCAGTTTGGAAAATTCTTCAAAGGACAGCTCGAACTTGTGTTCTCTATTTCTCGCGGCATTACGGTAGTTGTTGTAAATGCTCTTACGAGCCCGTTGGTGGTCGGGTTTAACAAAAGATGCACTCATCATTTCAAAGCTCTTACAACCACAAGATTTGCTGATTCCTTCCATAAGGGATTGCGTCCTAACAACTCGTTCCACCCCACAAACACAACGGCAAAGCCAGCCGTGCGGTCTTTTATACTCTTTAACCGTCCAATAGCCGAATGGCATTCCCGCCAATTCGTTTTTCAGATGGTCTCGTTTGCCCACTACCACGGGGCAACTCTGATACGCACCGCTACAAATCAACCGACCGTTACTTTGTTGATACTTAGCGGGGTTCCCGCATCCAAAGAAACACAATTCAGAACCGCTGTACGGTAACGGTTTGGTGTTTTTCTTGCTTTTTCTCACATATTTTCTACTCATACAACTCCTATTAAAATCTCTCTAATAGAAGGTGTCGTAGTCGATTTTATGCTGTAAAGACAAACGCTGGGTGTAGCGTAATACCGCCGCGATACCCAGTTTCTTCGCCTAACTCTTCTTTGGCACTTTCTTGCGGGGTCATTCCCTTTTTAACGGCTCCCCCGATGGTTCCGAAACAATTCCCTCGGTCAACATCGGGCGATCTCCACGCAAGTCCTATCCTACCCGTTGTTGGACAAATGAGGAGTATCCCTGATGCTGCGTTGCCCTCACCTGACCAAAATCCCTCCTCACCAAACCCTTCGGCGGCAAACTTATCATGCTCAATGCACCCACCACAAGAACAGGCCGCACACTTCGACATAGCATCTTTGAGTGCCGCTTGCTTGAGAAACACGGCTATCTTCGCGGGCATTTTCTTCAGACCGTTAGCTTCCTTGAAAGACGCCCCTTTAACTTGAGGGTTGTCCATAAACTCTCCCGTGTTTTTCTCCACCTCGCGAGCCTTGTCGTCCCAAATGGTGATCATTCCGGGGTCTTTCTCGTTCGTGGAATCCAAGGCTACCCCGATGTATTTCTTGGTGTAGGCTCGAATCAATCGCTGAAGCTGGTCACGATTCTCCCCGTCCGCTAAACGAGCGGTGAATACCTTGACAGTGTGTCCTTCGGCTATCGCTTTCTTGATCTTCTCCACCATCGCGAGAATAGGAGGTCCGATAGCCAAGGGAACAAATGGTTGCATGTCGTAGGCGATAGTCCCGTCGAGGTCTACGCCAATCCATGGAAGGTACTCGGGTGCAGCGGTGTCCTTTGTACTACCTTCCTTCAACTGCTTGGGATCAATATCCAATGGGAATATTTCGACATCATTAGCCGTGAAGGTAACATCAGGAATTTTCTTCCAGTTATATCCACCGCCAGTCTCATAGAGAGAATGCGGGATGTCAATTCCCCAAGCCTCGTCGTCATCGTACACAAGAAGCCACGAGTGATCGTCTCCTTCCTGACCGCCCTCGGTGACCTGACAATCAATGGCGTTGCGGGCAATTACTTCGGCGATAGCATTAGCGATCTCAGCACAAATGCCGCCCGCCCCCAGTACCTCATCCACGCCCTGTTCATCCTGTTCCCATTCGTCATAGACCTTTTGAGCAGTCTCGGCAAAGCGACCTTTCAACAGTATGAGTTGCGACTTCAAATAACTCGTCGCTTGTTTTGACGCGATAGCCGCCGTCTTGCCCTCGCCCCATACTTGATCGATAGCACGCCATAGGTCACCGAGAGAACCTTTACCCGATTCGTTGCCTAAATCCCACACAACTTCCGAGCCCTTGCAGATAGTGCCGAGTGCGCGACGTTGAGCGGGGGTAGGTTCATTCTTCGCCTCTACAACCCAGCCATCATAATCACCGTATATGCGTACCGCTCCCGTCTCGTGAAGTAAGCGACCTACTTGGGTAACTCCGACTTTCTTTGGGTCTTCGCCAAAAGCGACACAAGCGATCTGCTCGTGATAGGCGCTCGTGGAAACCATACCATCTTTCCAAATAAATCGAGGATCGGGCATCGCTTCATAAGGATGTTCCGCAGGGTAGGATTTACGGGCAACCTGCTCGGGCTTGCTTTTAGCCGCCGTCTTGACTACCCGCCCGTCGTTGTAGTAGCTGATTTTGGTGATCGCCGACCGTGGGATATCGCCCTCGATGCGACGGTACATGTCGCCTTCCTCGAAATGTTCGGGGTCGGGCTCGCTCTTGCTGTAGTCCCAGATGAACTCGATCACGGCGAACTGTTCGCTGTCCGTGGTACTCATGCCATATTCTTTTGCCGCGTACTCAGCGATGGCACACCAAACGTAAGGCTTCTTGGTGTCGAGCGAATCGCTGCCAGCCTTCAGACCTTCCTTGTCAATCTGTTCCGCCGCTTCCCACGATGTGCCGTGGTAGAAAACCTGAGGAGCATCTTCGTGGGCTGATGCGGCCACGCCCTTAGCCTTGGGTTGAACTTTGCGAGCATCCGTCACTTCGTACTTGCTGCCGAACTTGGTGTTCCACTGGCTGAAGAAGTCTGGCGGGATGGTGCCCCAATGCAAGATCATTTGAGCGGGAGTCTGCCGATCCCGAATTTCTACGATAGCGAGGATGTGGTTCGACCCGCTGAAGCCAATTGGCTCGTTGACGCGGGAGGTGTTCATGTTGTATAGCTGATTCTTCGAGGACTCAGTGGACGGGCGGGCGAGGAGTCGCAATGTACGGGTAACCTTCTCTGCCGCTTCGCGAAACGCTGCTTCTCCTTCGGCTCCATCAGGGAGCACGGTGTTCATATCGGGGCGTTGCTTTTCCTTCGGGGTGCCGTAGAAGACCTGATCCCATGACCGAATGTAAGCGTAGTTGTCCTTGACGTGACCTGCCGCACGAGTGACGGCTGCGAGCCATACGCTGGGTAGAAGCTTCTCAAGTTCCTTTTTCAGTTCGGGGTGGAACGACATCCCACGTTCTGCAAATTTACTCCCCCACTGTGTAAGGCACTTACCGATGTAATCATCCCGCATTCCTTCTATTTCTTGTTGCCATGTCTCGGCAGCACCTTCTTGTGTAGCCGCTAAGTAGTAGCAAAGAACGTGGAAGGTGTTGTCGCTCAAATGCTTGATTGGAGCGCCCAAGACTCCTGTGACGTTATCTTCGTCAAGATACATGGTGTTGGGCTGAAGCTCCATGATGACGACCAAACAGCCGCCGCGAGCCTTCTTGTCTTCAGTGTTTGGGGCTCCCGTCGCCGTCATGAGGTTCTGCGTCACATAGGTGCCGCCGTAAGACTGACGACTGGGTGCGGTAATGCTCGCGTCAGGATCGTCTGCCCAGACCTTTTCCGTGCCTTCGGGAACCAACCCCTGACTCATGATGCTTTGCAGGTTCTTGAGGCTGGTGCCGTGATACCAGATGGACTTCGGGGCGGCGGTCACACCAATAGCTTTGGATTCCTGAGGAATCAATATAGTGTATTTGGGGAACTTCTTCTTGAACATATCCACTACGGCATTGGCAATAAACCCATCTTCTAGAGGGTTAGATGGCGCATTCTCCAAAGTTACAGTCTTCTCATCCCTGTCAATTTCAGCGTAACCTCGATCCACCTCATCGAATTTCCGACCACTAGCCATCTCCTTGCCCATGGTCTTTGCTACCAAGTCCGCGTGAGGACCTATTTTTCCTATCCTTGAAAACGCACCATAATCAGGGTGATAAATCCATTTTTCGTATCTGTCTTCCACGTCTCTCCAACTGCCGCGCTTCTCCCTCGACGATGGGGCATTCTCGTTAATGAAGCGGTGCATCAGGATGATGGCACTTTCTTGCGCGGAAGTCGCCTGACTAAGCGTGTAATCGTTTTGCACGCCCAATTCGCTGAATGTATTCTGGTACGTTGCATAGAAGTCCTCGGCTTCATGAAGGTTATTCTCGGCCTCTCCAAGCATCTCACCCAGATACTTCCTGTCCTTCCGATTCGACTTACGTAGATATTCCTTGCAGTGGTATAGCAAGCTTGCTATCGTCTTCTGTTGCCGCTCGACTACTGCTTCCGCAACGATGGGGAGCGCATCTACCCGCGCTCTGCTGGGGTGATACAAAATCGCATCGTGCTCAGTCAACAATGATTCATGCGTCGGAGCCGCAGTCTTAACTACGGGCGCTTTATCCCTAGCGTACTTCGTAAACTGCTTGGGCTCCCAATAGAGCTTCCAATGTTTCTCGTACTTGCCCGTCAATTCGCAGATCGACTCCCCGGGTTTCTCTACCTTAAGAACGGTGGTCTCGGCAACAGGCATCTTGTCGAAAGTAAAGTAGACCTTTTCATTTGGCAGAACGGCGGGACGACCCTTGAACGCCCAGAACTCCAGATTGTGTGCGGGCGGTTCGTCCCAGAAGTGACCACGGGAATCTTTTGGAACTTCGATGAAGAAAGCAAACTTGGCGAAATCTGACGCCGCCTTGACGATATCTGATGATCCCCTGACGATAGGTTCAACGGTCTGGGACTGGATAGCATCGGGATTAAATAGGGCGACTGACACATGCTTGCCACGTTTGTTGCCGCTGTACACATCGTTGCAGATGACGCCATCCACTCCGTTGTTCTTCAGGAGTTCGACGTTAGCGGGCCTGCCTTCGAGTACACCGTAATCTGTGTAGTGCTTTACGAATTCCTCATCGCTCATTGGCGGATACCCGTTGCTGCCTCGCCAGACATCTACGTTCTTTTTGATCTGCTGAACCAGTGGCTCGTTTAGATCGCGGAGGTCAATGATCTTAGCGTCGGGCTTGAGGATGACCTTGAACATGCGGCTCTGCCCCTTTTGATAGTGCTGATTGGCGTAAGACTCCGCATCCTGCTTCTCTGCCAACCAGATGATTCCATGGCCCAGCCCAGATAGCTCGGTGAAGTCGCCTTCTTTGTTGGTGCCGTGGTAGAAAACTCGGTCTTTTGGCGTCAGGGCGGCGGTCTTAGCATAGGGGTCAACCTTGCTCACAAACTGTACAGCGTTCCCGCTGTAGGTACGCCACTCACCCAATGCCGACTCGCGGGTGCCCATCGCACCAGCTATGGGCTTGAATTGGAGAATTGCAATCTGCTCGATTGGTGTGCTGGCGAGTGCTGGGATGTTCGTACTGAAGAACAGGGGATTCATCGGCCCGCCCGCGTTCTCACGTGCGGCTGCCCACGTCTTGTAAAAATCAAAGGTGCGGTCCTGAAGCTCGGCATCGGATAGCGGCTGCATCCACGTTACCCAACGCCCCATACCATCCCCACCCATCCAACCTTCACCGATGGGTTCCGCATTGCCCATCTGATCCTGCCGTTTACCCATGGATACTTGCTCAATCTTCTTACCATCGAGTAACGCCTGAATATGGTCGGGCCAAGGTTGTCCCACGTTCCACTTTTTATCGCCTGTGTAATATGCCCCGCCCCACGTGATCGCTTCGTATATCCACGGACGACTGGCGGTCGTGCCCTTTGTCGCCATGTCGATCATCTGCTGTAGGGTGAATTCACCGCTTGCAACCTTACGACCCTCTACCATAGCAAGGTAGATGCTCTGTGCGGTTGCCAGATCGTCAGTGAAGCTGACGGCTTTGTCGGTGCCGCCGCCGAGTCCCGTACCCTGATCCATCGACAATTGGTAGCGGGTCTTCAAACCTCCTGACATAACTTGGTCGGCTGCGGTTGTCACGTGGTACAGATTGGCTGGCAGGGGCTTGAACGTTCCCGGCAGATAAAGCCCACGAGCCTTGGCTTCTTCGGGAGCGAGTTTTCCTTCTGATACGGCAGCGAGAGCAAGCTGTTCCCAATGATTGTTCTTCTTGTAACGTTCCGTCGTCGCTTCCTGCGGCTCTTCTTCAAACATCTGAGTCTCGGGATTGATTGGTGGGTATGGAGAATATTCGTTTCTCGCCATCTCCCATGGTTCCGCAGCCGTTTTCTCTGAAGCTTGCTTACCAGTGCCGTAACGCTCTGCCATCCAGCGGACAGCCTCGCCATCTGGAGCTTTCGAGAACGCACTACCGTCGTTGGCGGCATCGACAATCTTCGGATCACGTTCCATCAATTCTTCCCACGTGCCGTCTTCCATCAGGTAACGCACGTGGTGGTGGAACGGCTCATGGAATGCCACGATCTGGTTGAGAGGAACGTCGCCGTTTGCAATGACGTGATGGTAACCCTTTGCCCACTCTTCAGGACTATCTTCTTTACGAGGGTATTCTGCCCGATGACTAATCTGCTCAGGAGATAAGTAGAGTTCAACAAATAAGTGAGTGTCGCCCGGGGGACGAGTAGATGCCCATATACCTGCGGACGGCCCTGAGCCGCTCCCGTCATCGCCGCGAGCAAACGACGCAAGCAATCCTCGCTTCTTGATGCTCTCGAAGCTTTCTCTGCTCTTCGTGTAGTGATACAGCCGAACTGTTCCCGCAGGAATCTGAGTCTCACCCGGCTCAAGCGGAATCTCACTGGCGGCGAGCTTGGCGACTGCACGCTGAGCTTTGGGCTTCTTCGGGGCTTTTTTCGGCAGCAATGACGCAGCGTTCGCAATCGCGTAATCAACAACTTCCGACAAACCCCCCTCGAATAACGGATTACCATCTTGATCCTGAATAGACCATGTGCTGTATCCGTCATTGAAAATTGGAATGATGTTCTTGGCATCCTTACCCCAGAAAATGATCTGCTCGAAATCATCCCCCGTATGGTACGTCTCGATGCCGTTTGCTTGGAATAGGACGCAGTGCCGACCGTAGTCTTTCCCGAGACCTTCGAGGTTACGGTGGTGGGCATCAATGGCAAAATTATACCCGCCCATCTTCTTTGCCTCATCCTTGAAGTACGTTGTCAGAGCGAGCGTCTCTACCCGATCCATACCGAACTTAAATCCGTTCTTGGCAATCTCTTCGGGGTGATCGGTGAAGTGCACTAACCAAGCATTCTTGACATCACGCCGATAATCTACGGTCAGGAACGTTGGGGCATTAGCTGGGTCATCCTGCATCGCCTGACTACCATACTGTTCGAGGAAATCGCTCAGTATGTCATCGGAGACCATACTGAAATCGTCCATGTACTCGTCTTCATCGAGGTTTTCCAAAAATTCGGGATGCTCGTTCTCTACGAATTGTCTCCAGTAACCGCTGAATATACGAGCTAACTCTTCGCCCATATCACGGCGGCTCGGGGTAAGGTAGCTCCGCAGGTTAGCAAGATCGGCTGCCGCCGCATTCTTCTCTATCTCCACGAAATCAGGTCCAGCTTCGGGCGTCTCGGGAGCAACCTGTTTCTCCAACGCCTTGCCGCGATAACGGGACGCGGGGATGAGTCCTAGCTTCTTGCAGATTGGGCAATGGCGATTCAGCCCGCCCTGATTCTTCATTCGACGCTCGAAGTCTCTATCCACGTTATCCCAAATACGGGCAACGGTGAACGAAATACCTTTCGCATGAATGGCTTCAATCAGCTTAACTCCTGAGGTTGCTTTGTAGTGTTGGTCGATACGTTCCTGTGCATTCTCACTCCATCCCATGTAATGGCGAGCGTGGAATGGTTTCTTAGCATCCTCGCGGCTGCTGGGAACCTCTTCCTTCGGGTCGATATCGAAGTGCAGGAGATAAACCTGACCCTTAACCGACGCGGTGACCGTTCGCACAGGGGGTTGCGACCATCCTGATTTCTTATCGTACTGGATTCCCTCAAGCTCAAATTGTGTACCCTCCAGCAAACGTACTTCTTTTTCGTTTTCGCCCAATGAAGGAAACATGTTGGAGTAGATGGTGCCTTCCCAGTCAACGTTATCCTCATTGATTACGCCGTGCAACGTCACACTCGGCCCACCCGTACCCCAGTGGCACTCTGCGGCACCCTCCTCCCACGACCAGTAGATGCCCACGCCTTGGTACTTTATTGCCTGCAATCCTTGCTGGAGTTTCGCTTGTGGAGTGTCGGGGAACAGGTGTTGCTGTTGTGCGTCCTTAGCCTTTGGTAGGGAGATGCAGCGGAACACGTCCATCGGAAACTGCCAGCCCTGATACTCAGCTACCAGATTCTCGTAACGCTCACGGAAATCTCCGACTGCGCGTTTACGCAGTATATTTTGGTACGACTTGACCTCGGCTGGGTTGCTGGGGTCTTCCAGACCGTAGCCGTATGTTTCCGCCTCATCGACATCGTACTCGCTGAGCAGCTTACCAATGCCGCCCATCTTCTTCAGCCACGCATTGAACGACTGGAAGCTTGCTGCCGTCTTGGTCGAGGCTGTCGTTGCTTCCTCGGGATACTTCGCTTCCCAGTCTCTCTTTTGCCGACGCTGTAGCTCCTGCTTATGGTACTTGTTGGCAGTGTAGGGATCAATCTCAGGCTCGATGATGCCTTTCTGTTTGACCTGAGTGGGCTTGAACACGATGTAGTCGTCCGCCAGACTCTCGTGATGGAGTTCGTAAACGTTTTTGATGATCGCCCCATCATAGCCATTCTCGTAGGCGTACTTAGCGAGGATGTCGGTGTCAACCGTATCCATTCCCTCAGCGACCCAACCCTTCAATTTCTTGGGAGTAGGAATGGAAGAGTACCCAGACCCCTTGGCGTCCACAATAAGGGGTTTATTCATCGTTAGGTAGCACTCGTGCACGAAGGTGCCGTATGCCTGTGCAACGAGCGGATCGGAACTGAAGAATTTTCCAATCTTGTATTGGTCGATCTGGATTTCATCAGACCACTCACGGTGGGTGCCGTGATAAACTGGACCGTACTGCTTGGCGACCTTGCCTGCTTCCTTCTTCTCCTCTGGGAACAAAGGCGTTTTCTCTAACTTCGGGAACGATTTTCCGCCCATGCCGTGGGCAACATCTGCAATCATGTCTACCTCGTCAGGTAGCATCTGGGTTGACCCGCTCGCCTTTTTGTACCCAGCGAGTGAATTCAGGGTGCTGGTACCGCCTTGTACAAACCAACTTGCGAGATCGCTGCGGGCATGGACGATGTTTAGGATGCGGTCAACAGCTTGGAGCTTCTGCTCAGCCGTTTGAGCCTGTTCAAGGCGGATAGCACTATCGACAAGCTTATCTAGGGCATAATCAGTTAGCCGCCACTGTCCGCTGTCGTCGTCGAAAAAGGTGTAATCAACATCCTCAATGTTGGGAAGGTCCTTAACGTACTCCTCGCCCATGACTGATTCAACAAACTGTTCGGATGCTTGGTCAGTGTGTCCGCAAAGGATTGTGTTGGTATGAATTTTCCAGATATTTTCGAGTATCCGCCACGTAATGTCGTCCATGCCTTTTTCATCGCGTACTATACCTGTCTTGGCATAGTCGTTCCAGATTTTCTTTAGACGAGCAGCGGGCACCACATCCCACTTCTGACGATACGAAGGGTCGTTCCGATGTGAGTCAAATTCCTGAATAACGGATTCTGCAATGGAATCGAGCCCCGTGAAATAAGACTCCGCATCGGCGGTCTTCAATAAAGACCCAAACTTCGGTGTTGGAATGACCTTGATTGCGTTCGCGGGGATGTCGCCAAGGTAAGCAACTTGACAACTGTATTTGAGGCTTACTTCCCACGGCACAAGTGCCCAATTGTCGCCGTACTCTTCTTTTACCCACGGTTCGATGTCGCCACTGTAACGCTCCCAAACATCGGGGAAATCGTAGTCATCTGGACGGAGCAAGTCTTGGCGCAGGTTGCTGACCGTGATCTGAAGGATGATCCAGTTCTCGGGCTTCACCCCTTTGTGCCCCGCGTAGTTGGCTGCTGTCGTTTGATCGCAGGCGAGATACGTAGCTTTCTGCCACTCGATGTTGCTTTCGTTGAATTCAACACGCAACCCACCATTCAAGATGGCGTCGAGATTCTTTTTGTCGGTGCCGTGATACAGGTATTGCGGAATCGGGAAGGGTTCCTCGGCAGCCCGAGCCGTCTTCTCTTCATCTGGGAACAGCGGGTTCTCTTCTAGCTGTGGGAAGTCCTGTCCGCCAATGCCTTTCTGTCCACGCATAGGTAGGTTCTTGGAATCGTCGCCGTAAGCCACGACCGTTTTCTGGATTGGCTTCCTGTAGCCATCCCCATATTCGATACCCACTAATCGAAGCTCGGCACCTGCCACAACTGTGATCTCATTCTCCTCCTCGTTGAGCATGTTCGCGAGAAGAGTTGCATCCCAATCCACGTCGGTTGAGCGCAATACCTTGGCTTTCAGGATTACAGTTTGAGGATTCTTCGGGTGCGGACCACCTTGATCCCACATTGACCCCGAACCAAAGTACGCATCGGCACTATTTTCAACCCACGTCCAATAGACACCCGCGTGCTCCAAGTTCGGCTGCGTGCCAGTCTCGACTTGAACCGCACGATAGATGGTGATGGGGAAATCCACCGTGCTGAAGTGAGCGACGTTCTCGTCATAGCGGTACCCAGCCTCGTTGAAATCGTCAGGCTGGTACATCGGGTTCGCATCACACCAGTTGTCAAACGGCATGGGCTTGAAATTCTGAGCCCCGGTCTTGAACAAGGCGGGCGAAAGAGTTTCGAGTGACGGTAGGTCTTCTACACCCTTTACACACTCGGGAATGTCGGCGTAGGCATTCGTCTCCTCGCCCATCTCTGGATTCTCATACTGCGTATCGCTCATCGGCGGGGTTTTGTGTGATGCCGTGATTTCCCCCTGCTCAGGATCAAACTTCCCCGTGTTACCCGTAGCCGACTTGATCTGATTAGCTTCAAACACAGCGTAGTTCACCGTACCGAGTTCGATCAGGATCACGCCATCGTGTCCCATTTGCTTGATGTAGTTTATAAAGCCCGGGAGTTCCAACACCACCCAATTGCCCTCTCGAATCTGCTTCATGAATGCCTGTCGGTCGTAGTTGGAATAATCCTCGGGTACGAGTTCCTCGGGCGTCTTATTTGTGGCGTCTGCAACCAGACGCTCGTACTCATAGTCTCCTTCGCTCCAATTTGGCGAGACTTCCTCCAGCCAATCCAAGGCGGTGCTCTGACCTTCGTCGGTGCGGAAGTCAAACGGGTCTTCGATCTTCAAGTACACGGGCATGACGTTTCCGCCCGGGTCCTTATTTGGGGACGAATAGAGACTGGCAAACTTCGGGTCCGTACTGAAGAATGCAAGATAGTCGCCGCTATACTCCTTCTCGAACTTCTGAATATCGGATGAAGGCGTGCCGTGGTACACAATAAGAGGGTTACCATGCTTGTCCACGACTTTCGAGGCACCGAACCACGCCTTAAATTCAGGCGTTTCGGTAAACGGCTTCGTTGGGTTTTTGACATTTTTGGTCGGCTTATAGGCTGCGGACTTAAGAGGTTTGCCAAAAGGCACTCGAACCTGACCCCCGCCCTTCTGTGATAAGGTGATGTCGTTCACTTCAAATGTCACACCCTCAACCCAATCCAACCCATCGTACTTGGCGGCAGCTTCGGGCTTGACATAAGCAAGCGTCACGTGCGGCTTGTAGTCGAAGTCATCCTTGCGGGTGCTCATGGCCTTGTTGACCATATCGTGCAGAACTTCAAGCTCAGGAGCGTGCGCTTCAACTACAATGGGAGCCTGAGCATCAGAGCTTTCACTCACCTCGAATACATGTGTTTTGCCCAGCGTAACGGTGAACGGCTTCTGATCGGCGACGACTTGGCTGAGTAAGGCTGAATCAGCTTTGATGCCGTACTTGATCGTGATGTGAGCCTCATCTTCCCGCCCATCCTCGCCAAGCTCCTCATCAGGAATCTGTGTAGCGGCTTCGTACATCTTAGCCGCAGCATCAGGCGACAAGTTGATGTGAGCCGTCGCGTTCTTGTGTGGACCTGAGTTGGCTTCCTTTGCACCCTCGATAGCATCGAGTTCGTCCTGTATGGGGGAGCAAGCGAATTTCGCCATCGGAGCATTAGCCCAGAGGTCTTGGAGCTTCTGTTCCTGTTCTGGAGTACGTGGGAGATTCCATCCCGTGTACTGCTTAATTCGACCTCGCCCTTTGGTGAATACGGAGTCCGTTGTCTTAACCAATTTGAATTCGCCCGAAGCCCAGTCAATCCCATCGAGGTACGCCATAGCCTGACGGCTAAGCCCCACCGCCCATTGCCAGCCCAAACGTTGCTTGTGCCGCCCGTACACGTAGTTGTTGAGCAGGACAAAGATTTCCTTGCCCTGATCGTCCACTACGGTGTCCTTATCGGATTTCTCTGTCACAAAGTCCGCACCGTATTTTGCATCGAAACGCTTGGCGACTTCTTTCCACTCCTTGCCGTGTCCATCTGGCCCAAAAATGTTTTGATACCGTTTGTAGGTTTCGTAACCGATTTCCAGAAGTTTTGGCTTGGCAATGAGCAAGGCGACTTCATGATGACACAGTTCATGGGCAATAACGCGACGGAGGGTCTCCTCATGCCCCAGAACCTTCTTCTGAATTTCCAATGTGGTATTGTCGTCGCCCCAAGTCTCATTGGCTTTCTTGCCCCAAAGCCAACGGCATTGCCCCAACGTTCTATTGGTCTGGTTTATGATCTTGACTTCGGGCTGGGGGAGTCCTGCGGTGAGGACGCCCATCATCTCGGTGACAATGTTCTTCATCTGACCGATATCGGCGGCGGTTTTGGCAGCAGCAGATTTCTGTGTCGGGGTAAGAGTTACGAACTTCCCATCGGCAGGATCGCCAATAACGGTGCTCATTCCATCCGTATTATAGTCGTCGAAGATCGCCCAATGCTCATCCCACCAATCGGCTTCGGGGGTGCCTGCTTCACGTCGGCAGCCGAGGGTGTGGGTTTCGACAATGAAATCCCCGATTCTCTGGCTGATGCCACAGACTTGAGGATCGGTCTCATCTAACAGGTTTTGAGCCTGAAGAAGAACGTCCTTTGTATCAGGCTTTTGGAGAAGTGGGTTCATTCTACTTTAAGATACCAATAGTTTCAGTGTTTTTGGTTAAAACAGGGTGTGACCTTTGTAGAGAGCGTGCTTCCTGAAGATACCTTTGTCCGCAATATGTTGCCGCCACTGCTCGAACGCAGGACCGTGGTCGTCCTTCATGTTCGTGGCGAGATGAATCATCTCATGTGCCATGGAACTTAGGATGCTGACCCAATCAGCCTTCTCATCCAGAACGATCTCGAAATTGTGACGGCAGTTGGGGCAGTTCCTCTCGTTGTGGGGCCAAGTGGGAGTGTTTGGTGCATCCGCCCAGCCGTGGAAGCCCGTTTCTATCTCTCGCTTCTCCTCCCCCTGTCTTGCGTATCGAAGGCACACCCATTCGGGACATACGCCGTCGAAAAACCGCTTATTTATGTCCTTATACCAACGGCGAAGTGTGCGGTCAGACTGCATTTGACGGCTCCTAAATTTTCTTTGTTGCCTCGGCTTTCAACTGTTGAGCAAGGGCTATAATCTCGCTACGATTTGGCAGAACCCATAACGTGCTGCTTGGCTTACCCGGAGCGAGTTTTGCCATGGCTTCTTGGATGTAGCGCGTCTCATTCCCTGAGACACCTGCGGATTCCCACGCCTTGCGGTAGTTCGCGTCGTTCAGGTCGGTCTTTTCCCAACGAGCCTTCCTGAGCGTCTCCGTAGCTTTCACGTAGATTGACCACAGTGATGTCTTACTTCCAACAATAACTCTGACGGCTTTCTCGATGTCGCCCACAGTCAGGGAGGCGGTCTTTCCCATCGACCGAGCTTTGAGATTCGTCGCCAAAGCTGCGGCAATTTCAAACCGAAGGCTTTCATCCGTGCGGCCTTCGATGGCAAACTGAAGCTTTTCAAGCTCTCGTTCCCCTTCCTGCACCAACCTATTCAGGTTGCTCAGGGATTCCTTTTCTTCAGGCGTCAATTCGCCTTTTTCAGGCTTATAAAGCAGGTCATGGGTCACTTCAGCCCAAGCGTGCATCAGGACGGATGCGACCTGAATCTCGATCTGCGTATCGGCGTACCGAAGCTCCTTCTTGCGAAGCGTCTCGGGACGCAAGCGCACCAAATAGTGAGTCGCCGTGTAACCTAACGTGTCGCCTTCCTCGGGCTTGCTGGCTTCGGGGAAGCTCTTCGGGGGTCGCACGGGAACGAACAGCTTGTCAATGATCTGTCCAACTACCCCTCGGTCGGCGGGCATGTAGAGCGCCACACGGCAACCAGCCAGATCGATGATGTCGTCGTCGATGTCGCGGAACGTCTTGTACAGTCTTTTCTTGTCCCGCTTGTACAATTTTTTCCTTAGCCGATCTGGGGTTTTCGCACGAGAGCTAACCACCGCCTTGATCCCCGCGTCCTGAAGTGCCTGATCTAATTTGTCCTGTACGAGGTGAGCTACTTCATCGTAGAAATCCACCTCGTGCTTGTAGTTTTTCAGGAAGGCTTCGATAACCGTATACTTCTCACCTGCGGCAACCTTACTCGCGGCGGCTTCCTTCTGCTTTTCCTTCACCGTGTCGAACAGATACTCAAAATCAACCTCGGAAATGTCGCCCAACAGGTCCTCGCCTGCCTGTCCCACGTATGCCTCTTCAGCCTCTTCTAGCGTACTGAACCCCAGCATGATTTTGTACTCATCGAACTCGCCCTTGTCATCTAATTGCTCAACAATGTAGGCATATTCAGCATCTTCGCTGGGACCTCGGTAGATGTCGAGCTTCTCGGCGTCCCCGGCAGCCGTTGTGTCAGGGATGTAGCCGTAATCGACTTTCATCTCTGTTTTGAATGGCGTACCGTCAGGCTTTTTGCCTACTCGCGTAGACCCTTTAGGCCATTCAATTATAACAGGAAGACCCCGAAATTCGGTAGAGTGTTCCTGCGGCAGCTTGTCAGCAACGATTTTCACGAAAATGTCCTAATTTCCTATGGTTTTGGGGGGTCTCCGGGTAACCCGTCGATCCAGCATCCCTCACTAGAAGATACGGAAAGTGACTGAGTTTTTCCACGTTGGTTGGCGGAAAATTTTTCGGCACGAATTATGGTGGAACTTGGGTATTACAAAAATGTGGGAGACTGCACCCAAAACGCGGCAGGCCATTTCCTCCCATTGGCGCTGGCGCTGCGTTTGATAAAGGGCCACTTTAGCAACTACACGTTGCATAGATGTGTCCCTTCTTGGAGGAAACATTCTTGGCTAAGAAAAAAGATTCAAAGAAAGTTTCAAAGCAAACCCTCATCGCTGAAGCCCAGCGTTTAGCAACTCAGACAGACGAACTCACACGTGATTTTTTCCGCAGCAAGAGCGAGTTCAAAGACGGATGGAACATCTACTGGCCAACCTTCCAAGCCTTTCTGGCCGAAGCGAAAGTGGTTTTCAAAGTTGCAAAACCATCGCCCGACAAGCAAGTTGAGCTTGAGATCGAGAAAGTCCGCGACCGCAAGACTAACTTGAAAGCTAAATACGACGCCGCTGTTCGTCGTGCAGAACGGGCTGAAGAAACTCTATCCGTATTACAAGACCTTCGCACTCGCACGTCGCAGCATCTAAGCATCCTACCGAAAGCTGTCAGTGGCACCAGTGAGTCGGTCGCAGTGTGGGCCGCAAGCGATTGGCACATCGAAGAAAAAGTCGATTACGCCGATGTCGAAGGTCGCAACTATTTCGATTTGAGTGTCGCTCACCATCGCATTGAGATGTTCTGGCAGAATCAAATGCGCCTGACAGACATTATGCAGAAGGACACCAACATTCCCGTTGTCTTTCTGGCCCTACTCGGTGACTTCATTACCAACACCATCCACCCTGACGTGGCCGAAAGCAATCAACTCGGCCCGGGCGATGCGATCTGGTGGGTGCAGGAGCATCTTGTCAGTGGCATGAAGTTCGCCCTCGACAACCTCAGTAAGAACACGGTTCTCAAGGTCGCCTGTCACACGGGCAACCATGGGCGCACTACAGTGAAACAGCGCCAGAAAACGGAACCTTCAAACTCGTGGGAGAGATTGATGTACCGCGAAATGAAGATGATCTTCGACGGCGATTCAAAGTACGGCAATCGCGTCGAATGGTGCATTGCTGATGGATATCACAGCACGCACGACCTGTTCAATGGAGCCTTCAAGCTTCGTACTCATCACGGTCACGCTATCGGTTATGGCGGCGGTGTGGGCGGCATCACGATCCCCGTCAACAAGAAGATCGCCAACTGGAACATCAACAACCCGAGAACTCCGAACCTTGACTTGTTCGGTCACTTCCACCAGTACATCGACAGCGGGACGTTCGTTACGAACGGCAGCTTGATTGGGTACAACGCCTTTGCTAACACCATCGGCGCTGCATTTGAGAAGCCGACACAGGCATTCTTCCTCATCAACAAGAAGTTCAACTCAAAGACGATGGCAACGCCGATCTTCCTCGACTAATATGAAAGAAGCAATCAACGTTGGCTACTATCGCTTGGTAACCCCCTCCGCGAATGACAAAGCGGAGGTCAATAGAATTGTCGCCGAATTTACGGGACGGTTTGAAAAAGCGATTGACGAGGCGCTGCAATCTAAGAAACTTTAAGCTTGCGGTTGTGACGAACCTCGATGGCAAGCATTTGGTGCTCGCCGCCCATCACGTCCTGAATCTCGTTGATCTCCATGAAGCGGTTCCAGCACCGCATACGCTCCTCTTCGAGAGCGTCCATCTCGACGTTGTATCCATCATAGGTGCAAAGCAACTCTTCGTCGCTCAGTGATCTGACTTTATTGCAGAACTCTTCGCTAGGCAGCTTCGTCATTAGAGTTCCACCCCGTCGTCCAGATACTTTTTCTCGCCGCAGAAGCACTCGACTGTGGCGCTGTCGCCGAGGCCGCTCGGGACAAAGATGATCTTGCAATGTGCGCCCGAGAAGTCGGGCACGACCTTACAAGTCTTCCGATGTTCCTCTTGCCAAGCGGAGTATTGCTCTACCTGTGTGTCGTTCAGTGTGAATGTTCTCATGAACCCATCTTACCACGGGTGCGAGGCAGTAGTCAAAAAGGTTCCCGTCACGTTCTCGCGCCCGCGCCAGCCGAGTGAGCGGGCCTTAGCGATGGTCTTACGGTAGGAGAGTTTGTCGGGTACGAACTGGAATGCGCGTTGATCCCTGATGGCGACTTTGTTCGTGCGGGCGTTGAACCCGAGCCAGCCTTCGAGGAGCCAGTAGCACATGTAGTAACACAGGTTCGGCTGCTTGACATCCGCCGTGCGCTTGCTTCCGCAGACTTGGCAACAGGGGATGGTCATTACTTGCTCTCCACGTAGCCCGCGCCGTCTACCCAAACGCGGTGAACATGCTCGGTGGTGTTGTCTTTCGCACTGTAGCCGCTGGATTCATCCTTCGCCTGACCCTTGGTGAAATAAGGTCCGCAGAGCACGCCAACGACCTTTGGGTCAGCGGCGATGTCGCGTTCCCGCATCTGCTTAATCGTGCCACGCTCAGTCACGACTACGTACCAGTCCGTCGTGCCGAACATTTTCTTGTCCTGTGGGCTGATGCGGAACTCGGCGGCTGCTTTCTCGCGGGTCTCGTTGGCTTCCAGTTGGCGGTCAGTGTTCATACCCCTATTATACCCAAAAAGATGTCAAAATCGATAGGATTTTAGGGGTTTATTGCCTTTGTTTTCAACTACCTAGTGGGGGAGTTGACGTTGATTGTCATCGAACCGTCACCGCTGGTAAAGCTGGCGCTTTTATGGCCGAATTGTTTGTCAATGGCACCCAAACAATCGTCACGAAAACAATCCTTCGTACTCGGCTTGTCGTAGTCGTGCTCGATCTTGGGCGGCGGCGAAGACTCCATTTGTCGCTGTGCTTCCCGAGGAATGCTCTGATACGCACGCCCAACCGTGGTCGTAGTTACCGCCTCTACTTCTCCATTTGAATCCGTCTCCACTACCTGTACGGGCTGAGCGGCGACGGCTGCAATCGGAGGGGGTAAAGCGGCTGCGGCTGGAGCGGGTAAAGCGGCTGCGGCTGGAGCGGGATCGGCGGGGATAACGGGTGCTGGTGCCGCAAACAGGCTGGCCGTTGCCATGTTGAACTCTTCGTTGCTGACCATAATCTGTTCCATCTGCTTGATCTGCTCTGCCTGTATCTCGATTGTGCGGATAGTGTTCTGCATCCTGATTTGGTCGAGGGTCGGTCCACGTTGGCTAAAGCTGAAAGCCATGACCCCCGCGAAGATCGCCGTCACCACTCCCACGAATTTGAAAAAGCCAAACTTTGTGGCGGTTTCCACCGCTTTCGCCGCTTCAACCACCTTGGGCTCAGTCTTCAACATCTTGTCGGCGAGCTTTTTCACATCCTCCCATTTGCCATTGAACCATTGCTCGGCATCGGCTTCGCTCATGCCGTAATGCATCAAATGTCCCATGACATGTTTCCGCCACTCTTCACGGGCGGCGTCAGTGGACGACTTCGCCGTACCACTGCACGCTTGATGAAACTCTTTCCAAGTCCCTTCTACGTCGCCCTGTCCCCTTGATGCGGCTTCGGCGACTTTTTGAAAGGTCTGGAAAGCTTTCTTGTGGATGTTGATGACGGCTGATTCGAATGACATTAGGCTACCACCCGACGAGGCGGGAGATTCGCCGCCCAAACCGCCGCTATGGGGGCGACGATAGACATTGCAAGACCACCCGCATCTACAACGCGGTTCATCTCAGCAAGAGTACCTGAATCAGGCATCAGGATGCGAATCGCGATGAATCCCAATACGACGACAAATGAGAACGCTCCGAAAGCGTAGAAAAATGAGCGTAAACGTTGTGAGCTTTTGCGAATTCCATCAATCAAAAGCCAGAGACAAACGAGCATGACGAGCAATGCGATGTATTCCATAGCAATCATTATACCACGAGGGATTGAGTGGGGTATCCCACTAAAGTGCTACTCTTCGGTTCTGTCCAGACGCCGTAGCGTATGTTCGAGAAGAATGCGGCCTGTCTCGGTGTCGGGCACCAGATTGCCGTCAATGGCAAAGAACCCCCGCTCGTCAATTTCCACAACGGGCGGCTTGGGTAGTTCGACAACTACGGGCTCGAAGTCCCGCTTGAACATTCCAGCGGGCGGCTCGGGTAGCGGGCCGCAGGACTTCTCATACTCTTCCAGTCGTCTGATGACCTCGGGATCGAGCGGCGGGGGTGGGATGAGTGTGTAGCCCTCGATCTCCCTCGGGTGGACAATCTTAAGTCCCTCTCTGCCGTCCTCATCAGTAAAGACGACAAGCACTTCATCCATATTTTCGATTCTGACAAGCCTCATCGTCTGCTCAATTCTCGGCTTCTTCGTCGCATCTCTGCGGGGTGGGCCGTTTCATCCACGTCGAACGAGAGCCCCAGTTTCGTTTGATTTCCGTGGAAATAATCGCCGATTGCTTCTTTCATCGTTCTCCCGCGACCGACCACGGGGGAGCCGGGAACTGTTGGATCATCTACCACAAATTGAGCGCCGTCTTTGCTTATCTTCAGCTTCATAATCCCATTCTACCACAGGTCGTAGTCGATCATAACTTAACGAGTTTCTCCAGTTCCAGCCGACCTACCAACTCGTCAATGGTGTGTTGAAGCGGGGCCTTGAGCCAGTCGGGGAATTTCGGCTTGGCAATCAATTCACGAGAAACAGCGAGATCGGTTTCTATCTCTTCGATAGATTGATTGGCGAGCTTGGCGAGGCGTTCTTCTCGCCAACGAGCACGGACGATATTGCATTGCTTTTTTGTCATGACAACGGCTCAACGTGGCAGCCCCGCAAGAATTCTTGGTCATTCTTCTCGATTTTCCCCTTCTCGATCTCTTCGGCGATGGATGTCGGAATCATTTTCTCAGGGTCGGCACAACGGACTGGAATCCCCAGTTTACCGACCCACTGCCACATGGCGGTGTACCTCGCAATACACTCGGGACATGCCCAGAGAGAAAGGTATTTTTCGAAGGCGGGTTTACCGCAGGGTTTGTTGCCCGGAACGTGATATCCACAGATCATTTCTTCCACACCAACCACGTGACGCTGTGCTTCGGTAGATGTGGTGGGGCGAAGATGGCCTGCGCCAGTAGGGCAACCGCCCAGAGCACACACCAAACCAGCACGGCGGAAAGAGCGAAGCCGATAACCGCAGCGGGGCGTCTCATGCCCTCATTGTACCACAATGAAAGTCTTGGATGATCCATCAGCGTACTCAACCGTGAAGTTCACGTCACACTGCAATTCCCTGAACCGCTGGATGATCTTCTTCCACGTCTCATCCTGATAGGCGGTGTTGTATGCCGCTTTGACCTTTTCCAGTTCTTCCGTGGGCAAGGTCTGGTAGAGGCAACCGGGATGTGGACGGGGGGTCATCATACAGTCATTCTACCACAAACCACCAGACCATTGAACATTGGAGTGTGGGCAGTTGTCTCGATGCATTTCGGTATTGCACTCAACGCAGATGGGTTGTTGATTTACGTGCAGGTCTAATAGGGTCTGTACACGAATACCACAACCGGGACATTCCCAGATGAAAAGTTCGGTTAATGCGCTCATTTCTTCTCAGCTTCTTTCTTCTTACCAAGTCCCAGTCGCTTTATGGCCTCTTTGGTCTTACCGCAGTCGGCACATGGTCTCGGACCACACTTACCATCGCGGTATACATTTGGCTTGTAATCCCCGTAATTCTTGCGGACGTTCCGAGCCAATTGGACGAGAGCCGCGTCGAAGGTCGGTCCCCCACAGTCCAGCTTCCAGTCGTGATAATTCATCTCGCCTGTGGTGTCGTCCCAATCCTCGTTGGGCTGACCGTACAAATAGCCGTACTCGACTGGGCCGAATTCCAGCCAGCATTCCACGTTGACATTCTTCTTTGGGTCATCCGTCACCTTGCGACCATCGGTCTTGGCATAGTGAATACTGAGATTCTCTTCAATGGCGGGGACGGTCAGATGGCGCATGTATTGATAGCATTTGCCGCATTTGTCCCGCGAAACAAGGAATCCCTGCTTCTCTATCTTATCCGCCTCTTTGGGCGTGATCTCGTTTCGAATCATTCGTTGGAGCTTGGGGTGGTAGTGGAGGAACCACCAAGCGTCGTAGGCGTTACTGATTTTGTGATAGCGTTTCTTTGTCATTAGTGTTTTCCTTTGCGTGCGATCACCCAATCGAGATACTGAATGCCTCGCGAGTATTCTGCCTGTTTTGCGGCGTACTCAGCCCGCAGCTTACGAGCGAGCCTAAGCGATTCTGCCCGTGCTTCTTTCCGCGTCTTAGCCAAGAACCCGTTACAGGTATGAACCGCTCCCGACACAGCCTCAGGATCACTGGGATCGGTCTCTGGATGCTCCGCTGCGAACTTGGGGCTGTGGGCTGTGTAGCCGTCACCCTCGTCGCATTCTCCAGTGATTGTGATGACTTCGTAGTCCCAACTCCCGAAAATCCAATATGCCTTGTCGCCGACCTTAAGGTCGATCAACTGTCTTTGGTGCCATTGTGTCATTTTTAGCCTTAAATAGTTCGGGGTTTGTTCCCCTAAATTCTTCTAGTGCGTTCTCTAGGTCACTCGGATGTTTGCCCCATGGATCGGCGATCATGAGCCAGAACCTCAGGCCCAGTAGATAGAACTCAAACTCCCAGTCTTGGGAATGGTTATCGTACCCTGCCCCGATGTGAATGAGGTAGAACTCGGCCCAGCCGAATTCCTTGTGATGGGTGATCTCGTACCATTGGTTGGCGGAGAATCCCGCTGTCCAGTAATTGCTATAACCGAGCATCTTGGTTTCTCCCTTGCCCTTCTTGGTCTTCTTCTTAATACCGCTCACATTACCCTTGCGGCTGCCTTTTGGGACTAATCCCACAAGCTTTGGAAATGCTTTGCGAACAAAGCCAGTCCCTCCTCAAGAATAGCCTGATCCCGCGCTTCCAGAGCCCGTAGAGCGACGAAGTGGTCGTCCTTGACACTCTTCCATGCCTCGGGGCTGACGCCCTTAGGACGGCGACTAGGGTATGGGCCGAGTTCCTTCTCATAGAGGCAGTCATCTATGCGGTTGTGAGCCTCGAAGCCAGCGATCATCTTCATCATGATCTCGTCCCAGCGAGCTTCGGCGATCTTGAATGCCTCGTCGGTGGGGTTGCCAGTCTCGTCGATATACTCGGGACCCTCGGGGAATACGTGCATGGGCACGCCGTGCTTGTGCTCCTTCAGGTAGCGGAGAGCCTGTGGTAGCCAGCCCGAGAGGTAGGAGGCGAGACCCCAAGTGTCACGGTTAGCCCAGCCTCGGGCTCCGCGCTGAATGAACCACTTGATGGCGTAGTAAGTGTTCTCGGGGAACTCACGGATGTGCTTGATTCCACGGCGAATCGTCCAGTAAGTGGACGTGTACCATGGGTCGGGGGTGTCGTAGAAGAGGTCAGGGTCCCAAGGCACAGTACGGCAAATGTCAGTTGGGACAGGGATAGGACGGTTACGGAGAAAGAAATCAATCTTCCGCCAGAGTGATATGGTCATGTCAGGTGCTCCTTTAGTTGGTCTTCTAAAGCGTACTTGACATGGCTGTGCTCCTCGGGGGGTGATTGAATTTGAGAACGGCACCCGCGATACCGGACTTTGCAGGACTTACGCTCGCTCTCTAAACATAATACTGAAAGTCAGGAAAATTGGCAAGAAAATAGCGGAAGTGGAGCGAGGGCCACTTCCGCCTAAGGAAAGGTAATCAGCATCTCGCTTGATGGCTGTCCGTGTCAATCGGTTCCACCCTGAAGGGGCAGCCCATTAGAGGCTACGGCAGCAAGGTATATCTAAGGTTTTGGAATTACACCGACTGGGCGACGGACGTGGTGGTCGCCGATCCCAATTTCACGTTAGGAGATACGCCGTGACCCTCATCCACCAGTTTCCGCATTCTGTCAGGCTTACCTTGAGCACCGTAGTACAGATTTGACAGGCTGTCATTCACCCCGGGCTGATCTTGACCCTCCCACATGCGTTCCTTCCAATGAACCTCGGTTGCTGTCCCCTGAGGTCCGATCTGTGGGTGCCAGACGTGCAAGACTTGTCCCGGCAGGGTCATGTGCAGCCCATACAGGGTGTCCATGGCACGCATGGCGGCATGATCTTCACCACCCCAGCCACGGAAACGTTGATCCCAGCCGCCTACAGTCTTAAATGCTTCACGGGACATGATCTGAACCATGGCTCCGTACCAATGTCCGACTTTCGTATCGGCTGTGCCGCCCAAGATGAACATGGACGCCAATGGTTCTGGGAACGGGAACGGGCTCGCGGGATCGGATTGCAGAAGGCAGCGTGAGGCTTCCTCGGTCAGTCGATAGAACTGACGGTAAGGAACGAACCAGAGTTTCTTGCCTCGCTTGCGAGCAGTACGAATCTCTTCGGCACAATAGAGAACGGAGTCAGCTTGCATGTAACCGTCAGCATCGATAATGACAAACACGTCACCCTTAGCCTTGGCTGCTGCATTGTTGACGGCGACCGACTTCGAGAATGGCTGACCTGTTGGATCATCCCCCATGACAATTTGCGCTCCCGGCAACTGGGTTACCCAGTACCGCTTAAGCCATTCGACATTCTTTACCCGAGGATTCGTTGAGTCGAGGCAGCGGAACGGAATTATGACACTGATGCCCCGTCCCTTACGAAATAGTCGAGATACGAGCCAACTCACAATGGTCATAACTATAACCCCCACTACCAAATCTACTGCCCCAATCATTTTAGTGCCTTTCTCAGTGCACGATATGCATCGTAAACTGCGAACTTAACATCCTCCACACGGAACTGCGAAGGTTCCCCCATCTTGCCGGCTTCCCAATTCATTTGGATGCTTGCCGAATAATCACGAAATTTGAAGTCCCCGCCATCCCTCGCCAGTGCGGGACAAACCTCCACACGACGAGGAATACCGAATGCATCCGATACGATCATCCCATGCAGCGATGAGGTCACTATTCGTCTGCAAGCCCCGATCTGTTTCAGTACCTCAATCGGATCATCGCTCGGGTTGATAGCTTTGATAACCGTGCCCGCAGGCATCAGGTTTGTAAACCGAGGAACCAGTTCCTTATCCATGAAGTGCGGCAAGATACCTAAATCCCACTGCTTCGGCTGATCGCCAACTAACTCGTCCGCCAGTATTCCGGGATCACCTAGAGCGTAACTCCCCACGATGCCGCGAGCCGACAGCGGGCCACGTAACGACAGGATCGTCGATGAGATTTTTCCCATCTGCATAATTTGCAGCCGAGAATCTTCGTGCAACTTACCTGAGCCAAGAATGTAGCCATCCCATAGTGGCGGGATGTGTTCTAAAACCGATCCAATGGACGCGATCTTTGAGTGCGAAATTGTGCCCCACTCCACCTCGATGTCGGCAAAGTGTTCAAGCAAATAAGGTGCTAACGCATCGCCAAAGTTCGGCACTTCCTTCCACCAGTAGGCTTTAATTGGTTCGGCCCTGAAAAACTGTTTCAAATTCACTGTAGCTCCTACTTCAGAAATGAGAAGAAGAGAAATTCGACGCTAGTAATGAATTAGGCGGTTTTCCAATAAAAAATGGGGCTCCGAAGAGCCCCATTATAGGAATTTTTACAGTGTTACCTAGATAGATTTTGTCCGTGTGTGCACGTCACACTCGGGGAGCGGATCACCTTGCAAATCTTCGATATCCTCCATGCTGTGCTTGTGCTCGGTCGGATCGTCGCAGTACGGGCAGCCCGCGTCGGCAGCGGTCGAACCATCAGCCTCGGCAACGTCGTATTGCTGTGGGTCGAGATTCTGTTGCTCCGCTAGCTCTGCCGTATCATCAGCTTCGACAGCCTCAGCATCACAGGGGATGTCTTCAATAGCAAGAGGAGCGGTTCCTTCGATGGCTGCTTGGGTGATCGGAACGGAAACGTGTGTCATCGGTCCAACCTGAATCGGCTGCATCGGAACTTCGTTCTTGATCGCCTCATACATGAACACAAACTCCGTGGCGTCCTCGGCCTTCTCCACACCTTCGGGAAGTTCCCACTTGATGAGAACGCGATGATTCTCGAACTTGTCCATCGCCACCTTCGGGACCGTGACCTTGTTGCCTTGCGCTTCGATCAATGCGGCTGCCAATATTGACAGACGGCTATTCTGAGTGTACAACTCGCGAGCTTGATTGATGACCTGACCGAGAGTAGTGTTCGGATCGGTTTTCAGAGCTTCGAGTTGCTTTTCAAGCTCCTCGCAATACTTCTTCAACCGAGGAAGATACAGCTTTGTGATGGCTTTGTTTCTCTTGTTGTTGCGTCCCATGGATTCTCCTTAAAAGTTTTCGGGAGCGTTGCCCGAAGCGGCCACAATACTTCATTTTCAGGCGAAGGTGTGACTCAACCTGTCCGAGGTAACCGACGTAGCCTGAATTTTTCAGCCGCCAGCTACGTCAGAGGCTTTCGGCGTGCCCGGTTTATGTCAGGCGGCAATGCTTTTAGTCAACGCAGAGCTTGGTGTTGCCACATTTCGGGCACACTACCAAACCCTTTTGTCTTGCTTCTATATAACTGTTCCACGTCCACCATCGCATGGTGCGGAATTTGCGGATCATGTAGATGAATCGTCGCCCCAGAAGCGACCATGAAAACTCTTGGTGCTCCCGCATAGTCTTTGGCAGCACTTCGCCCTCTTCACAGGCGACTTTGTACGGCCACGGCTTTTCGATCACGCGAACGAAAAACTTAGACAATTTGCCTTTGCTGGTGAACTCGCGGTCGATGCCAACCCAGCGAGGACGGATGTAGTCCTTCACATAATCGATGAACGTTTCGATGGGGTTGTAGCTCCACGACCAAAAGTCGTCCTGTTCCCAATCGCATGAGCCGTGTGGCGTGCCGTGACAATGGACGAATGCCATTAAAGTTCTTCCTTAGTGATCTTTGCGGCGATGCTGCGAATCTCATTGCTGAAGAGGTTCGGATCGTTCTCAGGATCGTAGGGTGCGGATGGGGCGAAATGTGCGGGATCGCATGATGGGCATATCCCACACACGCAGACCTGATCGCCAGCTTCCTTTTTGCACGTTGGACAAATCATATCACTTCTTTTTCGGAGTGGCAACCTTCTTCGCGGGTGGAGCGGACTTCGCCTTCTTGATCTTCTTGCCGAAGTTCGGGTTCTTGGTCTGCACGCGGGTTGCAGGGTCGGTGATGTAAGCTCGTGAGTCGATGACTGCACCCTTACCCTGCTTGACCGCTGCCTCAGCCACGTTAGGGGAAATAGTGGTCATCTTGGCCTCACGGATCGGATCGAGATAGATTTCGAACCCCGCCGTATCTTCGTAGCTGATGTCCGTCGTCTTCTTGAACGTCTCACCGTCGATGTAGAAATACTGACCCATCTTGATTGCTGAAAAAGTAGCGCCCATGAGAAATCTCCTCTCCTCCATAATACTGCATTATGTGGATTTTTCTGCTAATTTCTTACGCTCAGCCCGAACCTTACGGGAGGCGGTAGTTTTACGTTTATGATGGGGCTTGCATAACGACCGCAGGTTGTTCGAATCGTGGAAGCATCCGCCGTCTGCAAGCTCAATGATGTGGTCTACGTCCTTGGCAGGCAACCCGCAGATAATCCCATCCTCCATCACCCACTGACATCTCCACTTGTCCCGGCGACGGACCTTGTTGCGGATGTAGTTCCAGTCGCAGCGAGAGCGAACTTCCAGAAGACACTCCTTCGAGCACCACGCTTGCTTACGGCCCGTCAAAACTTTCTTGCAATAACGGCAATGGTAGCCCGCCGCATCCTTACGGGCGGGGAAGTCATTCCACGTGAACTCCTGACCTTTACGTGCCATTGGTTTCTTTCTTCGCTACACCCCAAAGAGCCGTAAGCCCAAGCATTTCCAGTTGATATACGCCCTTCAATTTAATGCGATGATACTCAAGTGCTCCCTCAACCGATCCATGTTCTCCGCGAGCAATGCTCAGGGCGGCTCTCATCGCGTCCTGTACGCGAGTTAGCGATATACGCTGCTTATCGTCCTCGCGATATTCCTTCCGCAGACGGTTGATGTGCTCGTAGCGGGTTTGATTGTCACGCCGACATGCCACGGCATGAATCAAGTCTCTCTGTTGTTCCGCAGTCGTTGTGCGAAGCGGGGGACGAACGCGACTAATCATGCAGTCTCGTTTGTCGCTGTACTCCAGAAGTCCCCAATCCTTCGGTTTCTCGGTCTCCGCGATCAACCCAGCGGGAGCGGCAATCCAGCACAAGTCGGCAGGCGCAGGCCATTCCCATTTATGATCGCCACGGAAATCGCTGCGGGAAGTCTTAACCTCCACCACCACGGTCATCATGCGGTTCAGGATGCTCGCTTCGAACTGCCAAGCGTCCTTCTCTTCCTGCGGTTTCTTCCATTTGGGCTTGCGGCGAATCAATTTCAGGTCTTGCAGTTCCGTCTCAGTGGGGCACGACACCCCCGCTATATCGGCGATCCAGCCGGATGCTATCGTGACCTCGGTCTCGACGGGCTTGATCCCACGTTCGTCGAGCCAGAAACAGGTCGCAGCGGTGATCTGTTTCGTGAGTTCTGTTTTGTTCTGGTCGTCAAAAAGACTCATTCTTTTTCCATTGCTTCGATGGCGGCGACTGCCCGCGTAAGGATTTTGGTCGCACGTTCGAGCACGTGCTTGTGACCTTGCACGCCGTAACTGTTGGATTCGCAGGCTTCGAATACCCTGCGGACGGCCTTGCGGTCGTATCGATACAACCCGCTAATGCTGATTTCGAGAATCTTTTTCTGTTGAACTTGTGTCAGTTTCATTGGACAACCCCGTCGATTTCTATCAGTTCCCAAGCGACACGCTCGGCGTTTTCAAAACCAAAGTCGATCATAAACCGTAACCCTTGTTGCTCCAAATATTTAGCGAAGGCGACTTGCTCGGGCTTCGTTTCATAATCGGGGAAACGAGTTAAGAATTTCTCAATCTCTGTCATTTAGTCCTCATCAAATACTGGTTCGGTGGTTTCCCGCGTTCCACAACTTTCCCAGTAAGCAAGTCACACAGGTCTTGGATATGACCTGACGGCTCACGGCGGACGATGGCTCGAAGTAGCCTGTGCAACTGATTCAGTTTATTCACTGGTTTTCGCTTTCCCAGCCAAATACTCTTCCGCCGCTGCGCGAAGTTTGCACAGATGACAATTCTCGCGAGGACCAAATGGTTTCGAGTGGTATTCCTCAACCAATTCAATGAACTGGGGTGCGATCTGATCCAGCAAGGCGATGGTTTGAATGATCTGCACGAAGAAAATACCCGCCTGCTCATCGTCATCGTTTGCCGCCGCGATCTGGTGGGCGACTTTAGCAACAGCCTTATCACGGAGGGTTCGTTCGGCGAATGCTCTGTTGGGCGGAATATCCTCGCCGACGTACTCGTGACCACAATAGGTTTTCTTATCCTCTGGCACTCTTCCACTCCTTGTACTTCTCAGGTAAACATTTAGCGCAAGGACGGAACCCAGCGGCAATGGCTGTGGCTTCATCCTTGAAGAAAACTCTGTGTTTTACGTAGTGTCCTGCGGCGATGAAACGGAGAGCAGAAGGGCAGTCGAGCCTACCGTATATCTTGAGTTGCCTGTGTCCGCCCAACTTCCCGGGCGTCTTGCTTGCTCGAATCCAGCCGTCCGATCCCATCAACAGAAACATGAGGTCCTCTCCACATAATACCCATTGTGCGGAGAAATTTGGCGTCATCCATGGTTATTGTGCTGAGACGGGCGCACCGTTTGCACTGGCAACCGAATGCAAGCTCGTGGCGGGTGCGGGTGTAGAAGAGAGGTTCGTCCTCTTGACGAGAACGTGCGATGTCGGGGTCTGCCCCGTACCCCCGACAATACAAATCCCAGTAACGCGAATCGCCCCCACAGTTTGGGGGGCGATCCTCGGGTTCAAAGTGTTGGTGCATTCGTTCCCTCTTCAATGAAAAGGGAAGTCAGTTAAGCGGTGACGAGATCGGGCGCGACTTCGCTCGGCATCCGATCCTTGACTGGCACATCCTCATACGGCTCGTAAGTCGTGAGGTCCACAACGAGAGACCCGTCACTGGGTGCATTCGTCCACCGCACATTACCGCTGCCGTCGCTCGTAAGTACGGTACCAGCGGCAGGCAAGCCGCTACCACATGGAGTAGCTTGGGTGCCAAGCGACATGTTATTACTGTTAATGAAAGTAAAGACTTCGCCATTGTTGGTGTTCGCCAACGTGCAGGTCACCGTGGGGCTCTGGTAAGTGCCGTTGCTGGTGAGCAGGCTGCCGCCCTGAAAATTGCCGCCGTTAATGATGCCAGTATTCGGCGTGTTGTAGCCGACCCAATTAGGCTGAGTGGTGAACGTGTAGTTGGGAGTGTTGTAGTAATTCGGCCAAGACCAGACCCATTGTGGGTAGGTGTAGACGTAGCGGACGTTCTGGGGCGGCTCCGTACCCTCCACGAGGGCTCTCAGGGATCGTTCGAGCATATCTAACCGAGCGGTCTCCTGCACGATCTCTTGGTGATTCTTGGTAGCCGTTGCCAAAGCTTTTTCGGCTCTGACGAGAGCTTTCTTCTTGTCGGCAAGCTCTTTTGAAGCTGCTTTCATCAATTTCGCGTATTTTGAAGTTTTAGTCTTGCTATTTGCTGCAATTCTTTTCTTGTTTGCCACGTGGCACCTCTAAAAGTGTGAATTGATAGTCTGAAAACACCGAATTTACAAAATTCATTGTCGATTCTGAGTATCTAATACTGAGTTTTGAGGTACAAAAGCAAAAAGCCCTCGATTTTCATCGAGGACTTTCAGTTTTGAGGAGGGATTATAGCTCCTTTAGAAATATCTTACGTAAACACTTACCAGATTCGAACTGGCTTGAAATTGAAATTGCTGATTCGCCTGTGCGAACACCGAGGACGGCAGCACCAGAAACTCCGTGCCCGGGTGAAGTTCCGTGGCGACGGGTACAACGTAGTCGTCAACATCGGATGTACGGCCCGTGCAAGCATCAGGAGCCGATAAAAGTGTGATCGTGGAATCACCATCTGCATAAGCTCCCCAATAGATCGATGGGGGTGACAGGGATGGGGTCTGATTCAAGCTACCCGCAAGAGCGATGTAAGCCTGACCGCCAATATTGACCACCTGCCCAGCCGTGTAAACCGTCACGCTCGACCATGCGAGTGCTGTAGTAGCGGCAGCACAATAGAAGGTCACCAGATCACGACCCGTTGTCAAGAAGTAGTTACCGTTCACCGCGTCACAAACGGTATAAAGAGGGTTCAACCCCGTTCCCGTTCCCGTCGTCCCGAACGTGGCACTGAGTGTGATCGGCGCGTTGTTGACGACCATTGTTGGTTTCGTAAGCATGTGTCCCCTTACTTCTTTTTCTTATGAGTGGCTTTCCACTCTTTGAATTCTTTGTGTTCGGAGGCGGTGATGCGAACAGCTTTTTCCGCTTTCCGCCAAAGCTTGCTGCCGACCCAATCAAAAGCAGCTTTACCGAATGAACCAAGCAGTAAGCCTCCACTACCGAGAAAGTAGTGGATAAACCTATCGTCAAAGTCCATTCGGGCTTTTACCAGTTCGAACAACATTACGCTGCCTTTGGTGCCGTTGGTGCTGGGTTTGCCTTGACGTACAGATACGCCGCGAGGCCGCCGCTGGCAGCCGAGACCAGAATGAGCAGGTCAAGCTCGCTGCGTAGACCGTTGGTGACGTTGAACTTCGTCGAATCGAGGATAGACGCACCCACAACAGACGACAGCCCAGACCATGCACCGTGCAGAGCCGCCATACCGACAGCCTTGATGTAGACAGCCCAACGTGAGCCTGCCGCTTCTTCTGCTTTCAACCAAGTGGAAATGGACATGATGATGCCCTCCTACAAAGGAGGGCGGTAGGCAGATTTATTCGGAGAAACCAGCCGCCCATAGGTAGAGGCGAGTTTGCCAGATGAAGAGGCGTCTCAGGCGAGCGCATTGGCGATAGGTCAGATTGAGGTTACCGACAAGCCAGTATTCGGGCTGGCCCCAGAACACGTCTAGAATGATGAGGATGCGAGCGACTTCCTTCCTCCATCTTGGCCAAGGGAGCTTCTTTTTCTTGGAGTTACCCGTGTAGGCTTCAGATTGATGGGCGAGATTGTAAGTGATGGCACGCCACAAGCGTTCGCCCAGCGGGGTGTACCAGCCGTAAGGCGGGCCGTTACCTTTGGTGCGCGGGAACCATATCCACGAATAGGGTTGCATTTGTTTCCTGTGGCTAAGATCGCTTTGCGCCTTCGACCATAGGGATTAACTGCTCGTTCGTAAGTCCCACTTTATATCCTAGATCGGCAACCTGACCTGCGTCGAGACCGTCGAACCACTTCTGGAACATTGCAATCACGTCTTGCTTGGAGAGGTTCAGGTCTTTCACCAATCGGCTCGGGGTGACCCAGCAACGACCCATGTGCCCATTCGGACAAGAGCAACCGAGATCACATGGGACTTCGCTCACCAGTTGTTTGAAGCCCAATATGCCCGTCAGCCGCACGGTGTCCAGAACACCATCATCCGTATTGTAACCCGAGCCCCACTTGCCGATGACGAAGAAAGCTTTGGTTTGGTAGTAGTCGCCCGAGTTGAACTTGTTCATAATCTCAACGGGGTCAATATTCCACAGGCGGTCGCCTTCGCGGGGTTCGTCACTGTTCATAAGCCAAGGAGTGCCGGATTGAATGCCGAGACGATTCGGTCGGTCACACTGGTGCTCTTTGCCATCCTTGGTGACGATGATGACGTTGCCGTCCGAGATGTCACCTTCAATAAAGAATCCAGTACCGTTACGCCTTATTGTTTTGGTTTCCAACATGTGATCCTCCCGCTTTCAATGGTACCACGAGGAAAGAAAAAAGGCTAGTTCCAAGTCCGATTCGAACGGAACTCATTGGAACTAGCCTACCATTTTAATCAGAATCGGGGGTCTTTCTCCCCCATGCACTATAATAATACCATAGTCTGGAACTTTTAGGAACCACCCGCCAAAGTAAAATTCACCTGAATCTGGGTTTGCACTTCAACGGGTGAGCCGTTGAGCAAATACGGTCTGTACCGCCATTGTTTAACCGCATCGACGGCAGCCTTCACGAGCAGCGGATGCCCACTGATAACCTTCAAGTCCTCAATAGTCCCGTTCGCAGAAATCACCGCTTCAAGCATTACAGAGCCCTGCACGCGGGCTTGACGCGCCAACGGCGGGTAAGTCGGTGTCACCTTCCGAACCAGCATTCCAGCCGAAACACCTGACGATACTCGCACAATCTTGGGCGGTGCAAGTTGCGGTGCCGCCACTGGAACTGCACTGAGGATTGAGCCAATCACGCCGTTTGGTGTTCCTCCCGGAATTCCTCCGGGTACGCCACCCACTACGCCTTGAACTGCCACAGACGGTGGAGGTGCGTCTTCTATGATCTGTTGAATCTTCTTTGGGATGCGCGTGGGCGTGCGAAGCTGCCCATTCACGATGTCGGTCTGTACCTGCTTAACCACCCTAACTGGTGCGGCTGCTGGAGGGGGTGGCGGTGGTGGAGGGGAAGGCGCAACCAGCATAGTGACCAATTGCGCTGCGGGTAGCTCATCAGTGATGAACAACGGGATTAGAAGCACAATACCGAGGATCGCCGCTTCAATCAGAAACGCGACCGACGTGTATCGCCCGCGTTTGTCCTTCAGCTTACCGCCAGATTCTAATAGACTGTCTTCAAACATGTATCCCCCGTACTATATTAGAACTCAAAGTCACGTATTTGTTGCACGTTAAACCTCTATGGGAACCAGATGTCGTCGTCACCCGGTTGGGCTTGTAGATGACCGATCCAAATGAGTCCACCAACTATAAGCACGAAGCAAAGGATGAAAGCAGCGATTTGCCAGAACATTATACCACCTGTGAAACCTTTCGCCGCCCGCGCTTGCGCTTGGATTCCCCCGTATCGTTATTCTGGAAGCACGCGGCCAATTCTTTCAGTCGCGTGCGCTGACGAGCGAAAAGAGTCTCACTGATACCCAAAGATTTGGCAGCCTCATGCTGGGACGATGCCTGTTGAATCGCATCCATCGCAAATACCAACTCGGGCTCTTTCGCTTCGACATAACGGCGGAATTCATTGGCGAGCAAGTAGTTCTCGTACTGTTGTGCCGTGCGAGACGTGGCGGCACTCAGGTAGTCCGAGTGCACATGGCAGTAAGCATCATCCACCACGTCGTACTCACCGTTCTCGTGGCTGGGATCGACATTCGTCACGATGGTGACGTTGCCAATCCGACAGATGGGATTCTTGTTGCGCTTCGAATACACGGTGTTGAACTTGTTCGTGAGGCACATGTTAACATACGAGCGGAAACGACGCTCACTCGCCCCATACTGACTGATCGGATTGAATGTTTCGATCACATCCGTGCAGCCATTTACTCGGCCATTAGCACCCAGCTTGCGGTGCTTGCTAGATTGCGGTAGGTATTTCATGTGAATGATGAGGTCCTGAGTCCAGTCTTGAACATCCCCGTCAACGATAAAGCGAGCAAGGCGCTTCTTAACCCAATTGCTGATGTAGAGGGGGTAGCGTTCGTAGAATTCGAGGAAGTCCTTTGGAACACGGAAACCGTCGTCGCCGATGTAGTGCCCCGTGCGAGGATCATACTGAATCTTGTCGTATTGGCTATCGGGTTTGGCGGGTGCTGGCGTGGTGACTGGGATCAGGTCCATCGGCATTGTGCGTCGGACGTGCCACACGCCGTCGATTTCCTCACCGATGGCGATAAGGGTCTTGATGAGTTCGTATTGCCATTGGTCGCCACATTCGTTTGGCAAACGTTCCGTCGCGAGAGCGAACAGTTGATCGATGCGCTTAGGGCCTTGAAAGAGAGCTATAGCTAAGAGGTTGCCGAACTTGAGAGAAGAAAATGCGAATGCAGCGGTCTCTAACGGAACCATTAGGTCTCCAACACTATCAAAATACTGAACTCCACGGGAATTCAGCGGGTGCCTTCCACTGTAGGCACGTTAACCCTTTAGTACACAGGGTCTATTTAGTTTATACATCAAGAGTTTGGTTTTATCAAGTGGAAAAAGGTACGAGCGTTTACTCATTCTTCCGTTGGATGCCATTCGGCTCAATGAGGATTCTTTAGTGCGCCAGCATCTTCCAGAGCATTCCGAGGAACATCAGTACGTTAAAACCAATGCTGATGGCAAGGTTTTTGTCGAAGTTGGACTGCTCTTTATCCGAGGTCTTGGCAGATTTGTCGCCCACGCCCTGCGAACGGCTCTCACGGAGTGAGATAACGTCCTTGGTCAGTTCCGACACATTGAGAGCGACCTGCTCAATGTCTCCACTCATCACCTTATTGATCTCGCTCTGGTTGTTTTCGGACTTGCTGTTAGCCTTTTCGGAGGCGGCGAAAGCGACCTGTGTCGTCTTCTCTTGGTTAGCCAAAGCTACCGTGATGGCGGTCTGAGCGAACACAGCTTGCTCGTCAACCTTCTTGCTGAGGTTGGCGATTCGTTCCGCCAGTACATCTACCGATAGTCCATTACCGTTGCGATTTGCCATGATTTTTCCTTCTAACTGGGGTAAAATTGACCCTACCTATAGATTCGGAAGCTTAAAAACGGCGTCCCTTGCCTCGGGATACCCTGTGGCTTCCGCCGCCAAATTTGAACTTGCTCATCTGGTACGTGCGTTCCGCTTGCTTCAGGTCCATCATGCTCATAGCATCGATATTGAGGATCGGCTTATGCGGAAGTGCCTGCTGTCGCTGCATGATGAGGCTCTGCCCCGTAGGGTCCATTTTCAAGTGACCCTCATCGATTAGCCATTGCTGAACTTGCATGGCGACAAGCATGACCGCATCCACCATGTCGTCGTGGGCTCCCTTTTCCAGAGGAGCGTGAACGCGGATACGGTACTTGGCAACCACGTCGGTCTCCACCATCTTGATTTCGTGGATGAACTTCGGCACGTACGGAAAATTAGCTGTGTGGTCATTGATGAATGACCGTAAAGCGTAAGCCATCTCCGAGTTGATCGCGGGGGTGAGATTCACCAATTCCATGTTATGGACTTCATTTTGCTCCAACAAAGTGATAAGCTGACGACCTGCGTGTTGATCGGTTGAGCCCTTAAAACAGGGAAGGATTTTGTTCATTTCCTTCAACCAGAGTAGGATGTCACCTACGGGTAAGAGTTGGAAATCCTTGTACTTGATACCGTCAGGAGTTTGAATGACAACCCCCGGACCTTCGAATTGCTCGCCAGCAATCATACGGTCGATGTAGTCAAACACTAGGTGGAAACCGTGGGTTAATCCGGGTGTTGGATTAGCGGCTTGACGAACCTCAAGGTGCCCAATCGCCAATGCCGAAGCGTCGGGCCTAGTATTATCGGGATCAGTGACGTTCACACCGCCAAGATCAAGGCCCCAGAAGTAGTTAAAGCCCACTTGATCGCCATTGAATCGCGTGGTGTTTAGACGAACGCTCGCACTGGGTAAAGGTTTGCCCATGCTGTCCCACGCACCTTCAGGCTTACCATTCACCAAAACATCCGTGCAGGTTATGATATCGATGGATCGAACGAACGATTCCGTAGATTCCAAGAATTGTCCGCCGTACTCAGCCCTGAACGTGATGGGGTTCTTACGAGCTTTGTCACGCAAGAACCCTGCCTTCAATTTCGGGTTCATTTCTGCCGATGAACAACTGAGGGCAAAGGTTGGGTTATCCTCGTTGATACCATCTTCCATCGCCATACGGTAGAGATCGTACATCATACCGACTTTCTTCAATGGCGATGAGATGCTCAGAATCAATGAATCCTGAATTTCGACTTTACCATCCGTGCCTGCGGGTTCCACGTGGTGGAAATCGCCCGTCTGGTGAAAGTCGGCCTCGTCGATGATGGGGGCGGATTCATCGTGATGGAAGTCGCCAGCGGCAGGTGTAGCAGCATCGTACATATCTTCAGACGTAGAACCTATCTCGGAACGGAAGTGAGCGAACTCATCAAGAGCGAGGAAGAGAGATGACGGACCACGGACAGCGTTCGTAGTACAGGGTAACGACACGACTTGAACAGACGGCTTGGCAGCAACCTTGTGATGACGGTCAGCCTCGCAAGTGAACGTCAGGTTTTTGGCGTTGTTGTCCTTGATGTAGGTATGGAACCACGTTGCACGAGTGACGGCAGCCTGAAGCTTTTGGAACAAGCGACCTGCGCCCGTTTCGTCCTGAGCCAAGAAGGTGAAGTCTATCTTTGAGCCCTCAGCCAAACCGAAGAACTTCTGCGGCGAGTTGATGCACAGCGTTAGGTAGAGCTTGTAGGCGGCAATGGCCGCAACGGCTTCCGATTTACCGCCACGACGACCACAGAAGATAACCGCTTCGTTAAAACCTCTCTGTGGTATATCTCGCCAGTCTCCGACGTTGCAGCGTCCCTCTTCGTGGACGATATGGAGATACTCTTCTTCCGTGACCGTGCAGATCAGTTCATCGCGGAAGGGGTTCCACATCTCCACCATTCCCCAGTTTTCGATGGCGTCAGCCCACTTGGGACGATAATCAAACGGGACGGCGAAGAGTGCCTTGATGAGGACTCGCTGAACGGGACGCAGGACGATACCCGTCCCTCCCGGTCCTTCAATGAAATCAATGGCATTGATCTTCCTTGTCGCATCAGGCAGGATGTTGTCTGCGATCTTTGTCCAAGCTGTATTTTTGACTTTCTTATCAGCCATATATAAAAGGAATTGGTAGTAGGAGGATTTGGGGAGGTTATTCGCCGCGTTCGTACTTGCAGCCTTCACAGTCGAGTGGACAGGGGGTGGGCACGTAGCAGGTATCACAGATGAAGTATTTGGTGAAATCTTCGCCGAAGAGTTCGGCCATAATCTTCAACTTCTTTTCGAGGTCTTCGTCGAGAGGATTATCGCATTTTATACAGTTCATAAGAAAACCGGGGGCGGCTGCGTAGCGGAGAGAACCGCCCCCTCAACGGCACCCACACATGGTGGGGCCGCACTTGGAACCCGCGACGGGACTCACACCCGCAACTCCTTCGTTTAGAATGAAGTGCTCTGCAATTGAGCTACGCAGGTAAACTTACTTCGTCACGACAATAGCTGATATATCGAGCCGCTGCGCCACATTTGTGCTCGTAACTACAGCCGCAATCACCATTTTCATCCTCTGGGTATGTGATGACCCTGCCATGTTGCAGCAAGTCGAAGAACGTCATGCAATTGTCACAGAAGAACCCCCACGTGTCGAAGTCCCACGGAGTGGGGCTTGGATCAGCGGGCAGCGTTGTTAGGCGTCGGTAAGTCCGATGTCCTACTCCTCCGCACATAATTCGCTCTCCATCGGCACTTCGTCTGGCGGATCGTTCAATGGATACGTTTCAGGCCACTTCTTGCCGCAGCTTGCGTCCACGTTCATTGGCACACGGAGAGGCTTGCGGAATACTTCGTTGAACTGATCGTGCGTGAAGCACAATAAAATACCCGCAGAGTTGTCTGGCATTAGGCTTGTCCCCCTTCGCTCATGGGTGTGCCCTGTTGTCCTGACCTGATTTCCAAGGTAGTTATGCCGCCAGTGGTCGCGATATGAGGCACTTCGACGTTCTTCATGAGCAGAGCCCACTGAGCGATGCGCCCCATCGTGAGGTAGGTTGGCTCCATCGGGTGGTAGTAGATGCCGTGAACTTCGCAGAACGCGAACGCTTCCTCTTGACTACCTGCGATTGCTTTGAGTGCTTCGTGTTGAAGGGTGGGCATTAGTCGTCCCATCCTTCGCGAGTAATGCCGTCCCAGCCGTCGCGAGTGATTTCGCCTTGGGTGTCAGTGATGCCGCCTGTGGTTGCCATTGTTGGGTCTGTGCCTTCGATCTCGATTGGTACTTTCTTTCCAAATGTAGTATCCATTATCGTCCTCTCCTATGTAATACTGGATTTCTTAGGTCAGCCCGAACGAACCTTACTCGGCCCCGACCGCCACTTGCCTGTGCTGCGGGCTCTTCAAGCCAGTTATCCCACTCATCTTGGTCGCACTCAATGAGATCAATCGTGTCCTTCCAGTTATCCTTGGCGAGAACACGACCTGATTTCGATGAGGTTTTGACCCCGATCTTAGCCACGGTTAATCTCCCCTCATGTATTCTAACACTCTAGTGACCTACGGGGGTTCATTCTTTCGTGCCGCATATAAAACTGTATGTCGCGATCAAGCTCTCGGTGTCGATGTCATCGATACGGACGAAGACTTCGTACACGTAGCCGCCCTCTTCACCTTCGTGCCACACCGCACCCTGAGCCGAGGAGCTATTGATAGCGTCCTTGATCTCGCTGTCGGTGAGCTTGTTCATCAGGTACTTCACGCGGCTCGCCTGATTGTAGATATTGAAACTCGACAAACCTTGCGGCTGTTCGACCTGAGCCAGTTGGATTTCACCCTTGCCCGGGACTTGGTTCAACATCGGACGGTAGGTGACCTTGAACAGTGCCACTAGGGTAGCCGCAATCTCACCGCAGACGTACTGAAGGAAGATTGAGAACTGCTTGGCTTCGTCGGCACCTGCGACCTTGCCCAGCTTCAGGCTCTTCAGATAAGCTAGTGCGGAACCCGGACGTACAAACCCTGCGGCTTTGCCGCTTGCGAATGCTTTGCCCGGCACCCCCGTTTGCTGACCGTAAAACTCGTCCGTAAACATCATACCACGGATGTCATTCTCTTTGCGGAGTGGAGCACCTTCGAGCACTTCAGGCTTGCCATCACGACCGATGCCAGCAGCCGCAGCGGGGCTGGTGCTGACGTAGGCGATGATGGTGGTGTCAAGAGCACCTTCGAGAGCGGCTGCAAGAGCTATCTCCTCTGGAACTTCGTCCTTGTCACCAACGATGTCGGGATACTGCATCGGGGTGTTGGTCTGGTTTGGATAATCCACGAGTTCATGCTGAAGCTCGGGGGCGATTTCGCGAAGTACCTGACCCGGGAAGAAAAAGTTGAAGCCTGCTTCCTTTTCGATCTCTTCGGGAGTCTTAGCCGCACCTTCGCCCGCATGAACTGGGGGAAGTCCTGCCGCTTCTTCTTTGTTGTATTTGTCCACGGAATCAATTGCTCCTTGTTCGGAATCGCGGATTCCGATGAATTGCTTGCCCTGATTGACCTGCCAGCGAGTGGGGCTAACCTGATCGTATGTGTATGGTTCTGCTGCTGCTTTCTTCACGCCCTTACCTCCTGCCATATAGTCCTCGTCATCCCAGCGCAAACCGTGCTTAGCTAAGATTTGCAAAGCTTCTTCTTTGCTCGGCCCGCCCATGACACCCAGCATCGCTGGGTTCATCTTGAGGGAATCGATTGCGATGCGAAGCTGGTGCTTCTCAGGTACGCTCATGGCAGCCACTCTTTTCAATACTGCGGTTGCTGTCCTGAGGGATTCCATTTTGATGCCCATGTTGTCCAACATCTTGTCGTCCTGCTTATTCGTCTGTGGGTACTTGTCGGGGTTCTCCGCACGCTCGGATTCCATCTCCGCAGTGGCGATCTCTTCCCAGTTAACTTCATTTGAGGGCTGTTCCCAATCGCTCTGCCCACCCGCGTCGTACCACATGTTCGTGATACTATCGACGAAATCACGAGCCTTGTTGCCGCTCGGCGATTTCACCACGCCTTCGAGTTGCTCGCGTTCGTGCTTTCCACGCTCACCACGGGCATTCTCGGCGTTCTCCGCATAGAACTTCTTACTCTGCTCACCGAACTTCTTGAAGAGGCGGGCGAACTGACCTGCCAACTCCTTCGGGGTCATTTTCTTCTTCAAGGCATTACGAACCAAATTGTGGAGCGTCGTAAGCCCCGCCGAGTCGTTGTTAATCATCAGGGCAGTGTGACCTGTGATCCAATCGTCGTAGCCGAAATGGTCCGCCGCCATCTTAGCCAAGCTCATCATGCTGGCTCCCTTAGAGGGCTCCCACTTTACAGTGCAACCTGCGGGACAATCCACTGGGTCCTGTAGCCGACCTTCATACGTCCCATCCGCAGCATACGCCACTGGAACCATCGGTGGCTGGGGCTTCGGCGGTACGGGCGACGGTGGTTGACCCTTCATCTGGCGGCTACGGTTCTGCGAGATGATCTGGTTACGCTCCTGTACCAACTTCTGGTACTCGGCGTATGACGTTGCTGCCAGTTTTGCGGAGGCGTGCTGCGTCATGTACCGCTTGTAATCGTTCGGTCCCTTTTCCTTACCACCCCAGTATGCGTCGGCATCCGCCAACTCTTCGGAACGCTGGCGGCGAAGTGCGGGACTGTTGGGGTCCTGTTTCGTCTCAGACGGCGGATGCTGAATGGTCTGCTTCTGATACGGCTGCATCTTCCACAGGTACTTTTCAACAAGCTTGTTGACTGCCGCTTCAGGTTTGGGGATCGCAGCGTACTCCTTACGGAAACTGTCCGCATCCGTCCCACGAAGAACGTACTCACGTCCATTCATGGTCAGCAGCATGTGGAACCCCTGCTCATCCTGACCCTGTGCCACGTTAATTGCGGCGGTACGAACCATGTGCAGATATTCCTGCCCAGCCTGCTTGAGGTTTGCCTCATTGAACAAACTTGCGTTCTTAAGAAATGCCGCCTTGAGTTCGTGGTATGTGGCGATCTTTCCCTTGCCGTATTTCCCGCTCAGGATGTCGTCAAGCTGCTGTTCGGTAATCTTGAAATAATCCATGCAAGACTGACGGCCCATGCCCGAAGTGTACTGACCGCGAACCCGAGCAACTGTGTCGGGACTGGGGGCAGCGCCTTCGAACAGGCTTTTGTGGCCTGCGTAACCTTCTTGCGGACGCTCTGCGTGCTTTTCCATATTCGGGGTTGCTGACAAGCTCGTACCTCCAAACATACCGTTAGCTGAAGTGTTTTCCCTCGGGTGCTGCTTCTCACCACCGATAGGTTGTTCTTTCTTACCTGCCTCGATCCCACGACGCGCATACTCTGGTTCACGTGCAGGAGGAGCCGCTGGCGGCATACTGGATACGGCTTCGGAGCCACATGCAGCGCATTGTCCCCTTACACTGAGTTCTCCCTCGTTGCCGCAATTGAGACATTGCCATTTTTCCCGAGGCACTTCGGATGCGATGTTGATGATGATTTGAGTCCCGGGTTTAGCGGTGACTTCTTGTGCGGCGGCGTTGTCCTTGACTTCTTTGTCTCCATAAGGACCATCGCCCCTAGTCGCCATCTCATCTTCTTTCTCTTCGATGGTTTTACCGATCTCCATCTCGGCCTGAGCTTCGATGGCATCTCGGACAGCGGAAACATTCTGGCGTTCAGGCGAACGAATTTCGCCGTCGAGTACGCCTACGCCGCTTTCGTCGTGGGAATTACCCACCAACTCATCGTTACTCGGCCCAGCTTCCGCCGTAGCTTCGGGGGTTGCTGGTTCGAGCTTCTGAGACAGATCATCGTCGCTGTGCATTAAGTCCGCCCCAACCCTGCGGGCGGCTTCACGCAACCTATCGATACTAATTGGCATCTTCCTGCTCCACAACTAAGTCCGCCAGATCACCGATACCGAGATCGATTGGACGTTCCTCGTCTTCTTCGTCGCCATAGCCTGCACACGCTGTGTGTGCATTCAGTGCGTCGGTGCCGAGTTCCGCGACAATCTCCAGAGTGTTCTGAAGTTCATCCACGTTATCGCCCTCTTCGTAAAGCTCACCATCTACGAATACTTGGTAGCCGTCTGTGAAGGTCAGGACTTCGACGCGGCTGTCGTTGAGCATGAAATGCCCCGGCTCGCCATCGTCACTCCAACCCATACCCACCAGCGTCTCGACATACGGGAATTCCCCGACTTCGGCTGGCATTCCTGCGGCTGCTTCTTTCGTGTCGTCCGCCGCGTCCTCGTGTGGTGGTTGTGGCTTCTGTGGTTCCACAGGAGCGTCACCGCGTAGTTCTGGTTTCGTCTCCAAAGGCGTATCATTGCCTTTTAACTGATCGTCTTGTGATTCAGGCTTCGTCGCCAGAGGCTTGCCCTTTGACTGATTGCCCTGTGGCGCAGCCAAGTCACCCTGTTGACGATTGTCGCTGTCAACGCCCGGAGAAACGGCATCCGCTGCCTGTTCAGGGTTGCGCGGAGTTCCACGTCCACCCCCGCCGCCTCCACCGCCGCCAGAGCCTTCGCCCGTGCCGCCAGTTCCATCAGAACCCGGTCCATCGCCGCCCGGACCCGAACCGCTGTCCGTATCGACGGTAGATGCACCGCCCGTGCCGCCGTTGTAGATGATGATGGTGGGGGTTTTAGGTTGCACTCCACCAGCAGGTTGACCAGCGGCTTGTACACTGCCGTCTTCACCGCCGCCTTCGTCACCACCCGCTGAGTTTGTGCTCGTTGGTGCAATGCTCACAGTTCCACCCGTGCCAGCCCCGCCTGTTCCCGTGCTGGTCGCCGCACCACCCGTGCCAGCCCCGCCCGTACCTGCACCACCCATGCCGCTACCTACGCCGCCAGTTGATGCACCGCCCGGACTTGAACCGCCAGTTTCGGTTGATGTTTCGTTGCCAGAAGTTTCCGAGGTTCCATTACCACCCGCACCCGCTGGTGCTGCTACGGCTGCTGGTGCTGGTGCTGCTGGAACCGCTGCTGGTGCTGCTGCTGGTGCTGCCGCTGGAGCTTCAGCCTTCGCGGGAGGAGTAACGGCGGGCTTATTCTTGCCCTTCGTCTCATCAGGCTTGGCTGCTGGTTCATCTTCAGCTTCGGGTTTCTCGTCAGCTTCAACTTCAGGCTTCTCGTCATCTGCCTCAACGGGTTCTTCCTCATCCGCCGAGAAATGCTCAGGGTTGACCGTCTTGGTCGCACGTGAGTCATTCGCCAAATCTTTCTTGGCTCCATGGTCGAGTTCCGACTTGGCTTCGGAGATATCCCCCGAGATGTCCGCCGAGTTCATTGTCATACGGTCTGTTTCAGCAATGTCCTGTGCGTAAGCATTATCGGCTTCGCGCTGAGCTTGAACATACGCTTCTGTTGCAGCTTCCGCTTCTGCCGCAAACTCAGGGTAGACCTGACCCGATACTGGGTCGATGTGCTCTTCACAGTCTTCCGCTGGTATCTGGCAGATTGCACAGAAGTCTTGTGCGCCTGCTGGCGGTTCATCGTTACGGCTGATGGCGGTCTTCTGAGAAGAACGCTTACCAGCCTCGCCTACGGACTCCGTGGGCTGCTTGATGTCCTTGTCAACGGTGTCTGGGTTGACTACTTCGGACTTCGCTTCCGAGATGTCCCCCGAAATGTCAGCCGCGTTACGACGTGTCAGTTCACGAGCATCGCGTTGACGCTGCGCTTCCAGACGTTTCGCACGCTCTTCATTGGTTTCTTCCGCCACATCACCCTCTACCTTGAACATCGGCTCTTCTTCCTTCGACCACGTAGCCAACGGGTTCTGGTAGGTGCCGTCGTTCGGGTAAACCGCAGCTTCAGTTGGGTCGAAATGACCAATCAGATGCTCGTTGTGCCCGCCGGGTTCCATGCTCTTGAGCAAAGCTTCCATATATCGTGCGAGGTTCGCATCATTTGGCTTACCTGCACCACGCTGTTGTCCGTAACCCTTCACGTCCCACGCAGCATCGGTCGAGCCCGGAATACGAATGACGTACTTCGGTGTAATGGTACGGCCAGCGGTCTTGCTGATATCAGCGTCCGTCTTCGGAAGGATGGCACCGTCGCCATCAGCTTCGTTTGCAGGATTGTCGGCGGTGTCCGCCGTCTTTCCCTCACCGAAGTAAGATGCGAAGTCATCCTCGGCGTAATTTGCCGTCTTTTCGCTCGACGCCAGAATCGCGTCGTCAAAGTTGGGCTCCATCTGCTCTTCCAGAGTGATGTACTGAGTGTTCTCTCCGAAAGGAACGTCGCTCTCTTCGAAGTGACCATTCTTATCGCGACAATCGCCATTCCAACCGAGTCCGAGTTTCTCGGAGGTCGTCAAGGATGGGTGTACGCCGCCGCAGGCACCGCACTCGTAGAATACTGCGGGTGCCGTTGCTTGAGCTTCTTCCATCTGATCCAATGCCGCGCCATTTTCGTCAGCGAGGATGGAATCGAGTCCAGCGAAATGCTCATCGTCTTCGTCGTAACCGTTATCGAACGAAGGCTCCGCAGAGCAGCATGGATCATCCTCGTTCACGGTGCTGCCGCATTCGAAGCACTTACGCTGCTTTACCCAACCCTGTTGGTCGGCGTCCCAGCGAGAATTCTGGTTGGGGCAACCTGTTTCGTGAGTCGCAACACCGTTGATGCTCAACATCTCGCACTGGTCGCAACGAACACGCTGTCTGGGGCGAGCATTAGGTGCAGCCGTCTTGGAGTCTTCTTCCTTTGGCTCTTCCTTCTCTTCCTTTGGCTCGTCCTTCTTCTCGGACTTACTCTTGCCACGGTTCTTCGCCCATTCGGATTTAGAACCACCCTCGGACTTTGTTTCTTTCGAGTCCGCCGATGCTCCGTCGTCGCCCGTGCTGGGCTCGTCCTCTTCGGACTTGGTGGTATCGTTCTCAAGAGCCTCTTCCACCTTTACGGTCGGCTCTTCCTGATCGCCCTTGACCTGCTCGGGAACGTCGCTCTTCGAGTCCGCACTCATCTCTGGAGCTTCGATCTCGTGCTGCCCTGTGGTGGACTTTTCGTTGTCCTTACTCTCGCCCGGAAGTCTAATCTCGGGTGCAGGCCCCATGTCTTCCATCGTCTCGGACCAAATGTCGTCGATATCCTGAGGAACATCGGCGAATTTCTTACGCTGAGACGAATACTTGCGGGCCATCTCTTCTTCACGCTTCTTAGCCGCCGTGACGGAGTGCTGCGAGCGAGCATCGTAATCCTCGCCGCCAAACCCGCCGCCAATCAAACTGGCAATGTAGGATGCGTCGTTTTGCGAAGCCGTCTTCTTGGACGCCTTCTTGGAGGAGATCACGGGTGGAACCTGCCCACCCTTCTGATCCTGTCCGTGGTCGCGTTCGCCAGCGTCTTCTGCTCCGAACTGATAGATCATGTCATCGTCACCGACGTAAATGTCCACGTTACCCCAAGCCTTGGAAGCCTCGGTCAAGCCATCGCCCGTTGTCGGGTAATCGCCATCCCAATAGCCCGCTCCGTGACCGCAGCGGGTGAGCCAGAAATCATGACCCTGACGGAAGTCGTCCTGACCATCCTGTTCGGATGCCGCAGCCAAAAGCTCGGCATTCTCCGCTTGGAACTTAGCGCAATCTTCGGTCATCGCCTGCAAGCAGGAGGGAGCGAGATCGCGGATATCGTAATTCTGATCCAATGGCTGTCCACCGCTTGGATCGGACTCGTCATTCGAAGACCACAGAGCGGTCTCGATGTAGCCACGAGTGAAGTTGTCGAATTCAGCGGCGACCTTCTTGGCAGTGCCCACCCACAAGGAGGAAGCCTGCTTCTTGCCTAGCCCGCCCCACTTGGCGGCGTCGAAAGATGCGTGATGATCCTTCAGAGCATCTTTGCCCTGACGAGCCTGACTCACGTTCTTCTTCAAGTGCTCACTGATGGCTTCGGGATCGTCCTCTGCACCCTTCTTCGAAGACGAGATCGACAAAGGAGTCGGCCCATGCTTCCCTGCGGCGATCTCCTTCTTGTGATCGGCTACCGCGTGATGAGCCTGATTATCCTGACTCATGCTGGCGGCGTATTCCTTCATCTTGTCGGCATGTTTTTCGAGAGCCTCTTTAGCCTCTTTACCGCCTTTGCGGACTCCATCCAGTACCGCACTAGCGGATGCGCTCAAATCGCCAGCCTGAGTTTGTGCCGCGAGACGTTCAACATCCCCCGTACAGGTCAGACCCTCAACACGCTTCGCCTGCTTGTCAGCGGCCCTCTTGTCGTACTGAGCCTTGACTTCGCCAGCCCATGGACCCGGATTCTTTTCCTCGTACTTCTGGATCGCTTCCTTTATGTTGCTCGCCCATGTCGTGCTTGCAACATATTTGCCGCTAACGAAGATATCGATCTTCGGGAAATCGCGACGGTCGCCGTAAGCGGCGGACTTTCCCTTACGCTCTTCTTCTGGACGGCGAGGTACGCCAGTCTCATCGAGAGCGATGCCAATTGGTGCGCTGTTGATGACGGCCTTCGGCGTGTCCTTCTCGTCCTTGTAACCTTCGGTGCGCTGGTTAGCTTCGTCGTGAGCTTCGGTGCCGGGGCCAACGTTCGTAATCGGGGTCTCGAATACCGCAGTGGCGGAACCCTTCTTGACGCCCTTGTTGCAGAACTTGCAGCCATCGCCTTCGCACTTGTCGCATTCCTGAGCCGCAATACGGGGAACCATTTCGCCCTTTGTCGGAGCTTTACCTTCGGAAGCGTTTTCAACGCCCTTGGTGCCGCTTGGCATGATGCTGTTGCGGAGAGCCGTGTCCAAAGATTCGAACACGTCCATCTCCTGAGGTTCTAAGACAGCTTTGGTAACTTCGTCGGCGGTCTTGATGGTCAAACCGAGGCGGGTTCTCTTCTTCGACCCTTCCTTGGTGAGGAGCGGGTATTCCTTCAACGGATTCTCAGCCAAAGCGGGGAAGTTCATCTTCGGCGTGATGTCCGTGACATCGAACTTCGAGGTCTCCACATCGGTCATCATGGCATCGAATGCCGAGGACAGACGGGGGTCGAAGTACGAACTGAAGACCAAATGACGGGTCAGGTTTGCAAGCTGGTTATCGTCTTTCGGGAATTGGAAACCGATGTACTCACGCTTGTTAACCCAGTTAGGAGCGAACAGGATGAGGGCGGCGAACTTACCATCTTCGGAGCCGAACAACTCTTCCTTAATCGACGCATAGGACGCCTGAGAATATTCATCCCATTCGGTATCACCGATTTTGTGGGAGATCATGTCGCCAATTTCCTCACCACCAAAGGTGCGAACAAGACAACCATAGAGCAGTGCGGTCGGGAAGTCCTGCCCCTTCTTGTCAGCAACCGAGGGAGGGACGATGTAGATACGACCGATGGCAATGTTCTGACGAAAGCCCTTGTAAAAAATTTCAAAGCTTTGGACGTTGCCCGAACTACGGGCTTCCTTCTCGCCAGCCTTAATAGCTTCGACAGTTTTGCTAAGCAACCCATCATTGACCATGAAGGACTGGAAAGACTTTAATGCGACTGTGTTTCCGCTCTGAGCCATGCTCGTTCCCCTTCGTTACTTCTGTTTGTTTGTGCCGATGTTTTCCGCTTCGCGACGAATGCGGAGTTCGTTCATTTCGATTTGGCTACGGAATTGCTTGACGTAGCTGGTAACCGTGTGCTCGTCCCAGCCCATGGAGCGGAGAGCTTCAACGCCCATCTGCAACCACTGGCCAGCGACGAACTGGAACTTCTCGCCATCGAAGTTGATGAAGTCACGCTTCGCTTGATTGTCCATCTCAATGATTTGGCGACCAAGTTCACGGACGCCCTTCAGTTGCTCGCTGAGACTCTTGATGGCGAGATTGGCATCCATACCTTTAATACCCGAGGTTGGATTGTCCAGATGTTCGTTCATGCCGTCCAAAATCGACGCCATTTCGAGGGCGATGAGTTTGCTGAGTTCCGCCTGACTGATATTCGTGTCTTCGATCTTCGTCCGAATCTCATTCAGTTTGGAGCTAAGCTCACGCTTGCCCGGTTTCTTGACTTCCGCCGCCGCGTTGTACTTTCCTTCCAGATTGATCACCAGTTCTGTACGCTCGGTTTCGTTGCTCATTACTCTATGTCTCCCATCTCAAAATGATTCCCCATCCGGGTATCATCAGCCCTGTCCTTGTTCATCTCAATGTCGGCCATCTTCGTGTCGCCCGGACGCCCTGAATTCGGCATCAGATCAAACTCCGCAAGAATTGTACGCCCATCCTCTGGCGCACCTTCCCCAACCTTGTGATTGGATGATGTTTTGTCCATACCGGGGAAGCTCAATAGAGTCCCACCCGTGAGACCACAATGCATCCCCTTGCGATACGTGCAAGAACCGCATTTGTGTGCTCCAATAATTGGATTGTGATCGGCGAGCTTGTTCTTGAGGAACGTGCAGTCGATCTGACTCAACGCAACCTTGATCGGCTTGCGCTTCAGACTGGCGATGAATTCCTTCACGGCCTTGCTTGCCTGAGCGGTGCCAAACTTGGACGCTGCCTGCTTGTAAATCTTTTGTAACGAGTGCCCCTTCTTATGATACCGTTCGATGACGCTGGCATCGAGTTCAGGCTTGCTCGCACGATGTTCGTGACGCACCTGATCTGGGTTGCTCTCGTGGAATCCAGCGTGCGGAACACGGGAAACATAATCAGCGGACGCTGCTGACTTGTGCTTCGCCATTACCGCCGAATGTGTCACACAGGATGCACACTTTGCACCCGCCACGAAATTCTGGTTGTGCATCCCGGACTTTGCGAGAAATTCCGCATCGACCTTTGCGAGAACAACCTGTCCGTTGACATTTGGTTTCAGGCTACCGATGAACTCACGCAATGCCTTGCCTGCCGCATGTGCACCGAACCGCTTATCAGCCGCACGGAAGATAGCCTTCAGTGAGTGGCCCTTTACGTGCAACGACGCGATGTGCGAAGAGTCGAAGTCCGTTGCAATCACGCGGCCTACACGCTTCGCCTGCGCTTCCACGCTGCCGAGGCTCGGGTGACGAGAAACGGATGAGCTTGTCTTCGGGGCGATAGGCATGGAGCTTACTCTCGTGCCTGAATTGTCGTTGGCGATGTTCACCAACGCCGCCCGTTTCTGGTTGTTAGGCGTGCCCGGTGTGAGCTTATTCACAATGGGCGTAAGCTCAGCCGTGTTCGCTACAACGGGTAAGTGATAGAGATCACAGGTCTTAGAGCTACCGTTCTTCGAGAAATACTGACATCCTTCACATGCACTGATCTGCTTTACGGATGCAGCCCGTGGTGTGACGCCTGCTTTCTTCCACTGCTCGTGCTGGCGGACGCATTCGTTACTCGTACTGCCGTGCTTCTCTCGTTCATAAGTCGGGGAGTTCTTGTCCATGTAGGTATTCGGCTCAAGGAACGCCATGCCAACCAACCCAGCGTTTTCTTGCAGGTATTGAGTCGCCATCTGGTGATTGAACAATTCGATCTCAGCCAGCTTCTTGAGCTTCGCAGCGATCTTCGACGGTGCCATACCCTGATTGAGCAAGCTGTGGACGTACTTCTGAACCTGTGCATCTGACACGTTCTTCTTCTCGACCTTGCCAGACGAAGCCGCTGATTCCAGCGTTTCCGTAACTTCGGCGAACAATGAGTCGTCATCGCCCAGCTTCGTGCTGTAGTCTTCTGGGTGCTGGGTTGCCTGCACACGCCAGTTCTGGTTGGAGCCCGCCACACCGCTGATGTGCTGATCCTTAGCCGCCATGCGATCCATGTGGGTGCCACGTGCACGTTCAAGACGGTCTTGTTGAGCGTTCTTTTCAGCGGAGCCCGTGCGACCCGGCCATAGCGGAGTATGTCTGCTGGCACTCTCAGCTATTTCATCCATGAACTCTTCATCGACGAACTGGTGGGAGCGATCTAACTGTTCTTCACCTGAGCCTTGTGCATCTTTCAAGCCGAGGTCCTTCCAATCGGGCTCGCGGTCGTCCAAGAATGCGTCAACGATGCTGGTGTACGGTTTCTTTTCTTCTGCCATAGGTTTATGCCGCAGCCGAAGCTGCTTTCCCCTTCTTTGCATTTGAAATCGCCATCTTCCATTCCGTAGATAATGCTCCACGTTTTCCAACACGAAGACGATTCCGATTTGCTATCCGCTGTGCTTGTGCTGCCCTACGTTCGGGAGTCCATGCAGCCCGCATCGCTGCTTTCATTGCGGCTTCCACTTCTTCGGCGGGTTTAACCGCAACTATTTTTTCGGTCGATGATGCCCAAGAGCTAGGTTTTTCAACTGTTGCGCTGTGACAGGTCTTCCTTTACGCTGCTCACTCCAAAGCTGTCTTGTTCTTTCCGAAATAATCCGGCCCACAGTTCCCTCACCGCCCAGCGTCATGTTGTAGCCGTTCTCAACTTTATGACTTTGATGGAGAACGATGAAAAAGGTCTCCATCTTGGAGAGTTCATCAGCGGTCTTGGCACGATAAATCACTTCGGACCTTGAAGGCATCCGAGCCGTACTTGCGAATAGTGCGGCATAGGTAACGATCCCCACCCCGTCTCGCTTCGCGAACGTGCTGTTGAAAACGAGCGTCTGCCTCATCTCCGACATATTTGCCGATGTAGACCCCACCGTTGATTCGATTTGTGAGCTTGTAAATCAGCATGTTAGAACTCGATATCGTCAAAAGCACCCATAAAACCCATAGGGTCGTTTTTAGGGGCGGCGGCGATTGACTCTCCATTGTCTACCTCATCGCCAACTAGCTTTATGATACTGTTTCCTTTTACTTTCCAAAAATCCCGAGTGCTCGGTGATTCATATATATTGCCAGCTACTCGTTCCAGTCCCATGCTGGCGATCTTTTGCTTGAGGGCGGGAGGTATGGGGGTGCTGGAAATGAAGTGGTTGACCGTGAAAACGCTGGAATCAGCGGACTTTTGAGCCCCCAACCCAAAACTTGACACCGCACGAAGCTTGCCCATAGTGATAGACCTCTCTGAGAGAAGCGTTTGGTAGTTGAAAAATGGGGAAGAAAACGGCTTTTCTGATATTCACTGACTTTCAGGTGTCTTAGATAGGAGCGCCAAAATGCAAACCGTAAATAATCTCATCCTCAACACGAATGTCGCCGCAGCAGACGGGGCGTGGCGTAACGTTTCGAACTTCGTGGCATCCTCAATTCAAATCATCGCACGGGACTCCTCGGGCATTTCGACCGCGTTGACAGGCACTATCACCATCGAAGTCAGCAACGATCCCAACGTCAACATCGACAACCTTGCCACTCAAATTGCCGCTCCTTCGGCTCCAGTTCTAACCGCATTTACCCCCACGAGTGCTGGACACGCGCAATCCCCTAACGCTGGCGGCGGCGATCAGCCATTCACCTACCCCGCAGCCACTTATGGAGTGAAGCTGACCTACGTCACCCTTCAGGGTGAGACGGTCGGCAGCGCAGCTACTTCGCTTGCGGTCGCCGCAGGTAAAACCATTTCGGTCGCAGGTCCGGGTCCCGATGGGGCGGGGTCACCACCTACTCCTTCTTATGCCATAGGCTACAACGTGTACGTCAGCGTCAACGGCGGACCATATATCCTTCAGAATCCACCATTTAACTCTGGTCAGACATTCGGCAACCTCGCCGTAGCCAATGGCCCTATCAGTGTTAATCAGGCGTTCATACTGTACGCATGGCAGAACAATTTGATTCAACCCCCAGTCGCCAACACCACGGGCACCCCGAACATCGGGGCAAACATCAGCGGGAACCTCAACGCGGCTGCGGTCGCGGGGGTAGACAACGAAGCGGCGGTCAGCTACGACACCGCCACTGGGTTATGGTCGGCGGCTGCCACGATGGTAATGTGGTCACCGTCTTGTCTATATTTTAATTGGGTGCGTGCTCGCGTGAGTGGTCAGACAGCGGGGCACGTCCTACAAGCTTACCTTTTTGGTCAAAATGGATAGCCTATCTCCTAAATAACTGAAAATAAAGAAGTTGTTCCTATACAAAACGTCATTCTCATTGGTATAATGGGAATGCATCCAATTACCTACGAGGGGCGTCTAAATCCCATGGACAAAGAACCCGATGAGAAACAGCTTCTAGCCAACATCGCCAAGGCTGCTCAAGAGCGACAGTTGAAGAGGGTTGCTGGTGCGCCTGAGGTGGGCATTTTTTGGGTTGTGAATGACAAACCTGTGATTGATGGTATGCCGCTGAACGAGGCGGAAGATTACGGAGGGTTCAAAACCCATGGTCGAAGCCACGATCAAATGTGGCCCGTATTCCAGCGAAATGATATCGTTCCGCGTGATGTGGAATATGACGAGGTTCCGCGTGGGCGGGTGGTTTACAGTACCAAGACTCGCAGCTTTACTTTCTTTGCCGACCGCTGCATTCTGAAAAATAAATCCCTGACCAACAGAATCAAAGAAAGTATGCACCTGCCGAACACGGTGAAGAACCTCACGGACTCCCATTACCGCTGCTCTGGGTGCATTGATGCCGCCCTATTCGGCGACGAAGAATAACCCAGACTACCAAAGTCTTTTATAGTTCCCGCCGCCTATGTAACCCGGCTCTTGCTGGGTTTGCGGGCATGGCCGCTCGCTGGGACTGTCATGACAGTTTTGGCACCTTGCACGGGCTGCGGCTGGCGGGCATTAAGTCGCAGCCTTTTATCCTCTGATTGAGTCGTTATAGTCGTTCACCGCTTTCAGTATGTTCGCTTCGGGGTTCTCGCTGATGACGGCTCGCAAATCCTTCGGTAAACACTTGCCCCCGAAGCCGCGCTCCTCAGTTACCATGGTATGGCTACGCCCGATACGCTTGTCCAACAACCATAGTTCTCGCAATTCATTGTAATCCACACCGTAGCGGAGAGCTATGTCATGAAACTGATTGCAGAATGCTACTTTGGTGGAAAGGTAGCAGTTGAGCATGTACTTGGACAACTCGGCTGTTGTGGGGTCGGTGGTCATATACTTGGTGTTTGCCCCCAGTACCGTTTGAAACACGCTGATGACCAATTGGCAGACAGTGAATTCCCCACCCACAATTACAAAATCATTCTCAAACTTATCCCACGTAGTTTCCCGCAGGTGTTCAGGGCAGAATGCTAAGCGCGGTTGCTTCGAGGACAGCTTGTGGGTTGTGCCCGGCGGTACCGTGGAGCGAATGCAAGTAGGTGCGGTGATCCAACTCACGCACTCCTCTACCGCCGAGGTATCGCAGGAATAGCCATCGGTACCAGTCGGGGTGCTCACTGATATGAACGCCAAATCGCAGCCATTGATGGAGGCTTTGGTGTTGCATTCCTGAAATTTATCGTAGACCAAGATTTCAAACTTCGGGCTGAACAGCTTCTTCATCGACTGCCCCACAACTCCGAGACCAACTATGCCTATCTTCATCATGCCATCCCCTTTGTTTATCCTATCTTTCTTCGATTGTCCGCGTTCCTATTGCGATACAAGGCCCCCTGACTTGGTTTCACATGCCCCGTAAGAGCCTTCGAAGCCGCCGTCTGTATCTGTGGGTTCGGTTGAGGGGGAGGAGTGGGGGCTTGTTGCGACGAAGATGCGCGTATATCGGAGCCGATGTGGGCTGGACCTGAGGTTTCAGATTGTCGAAACTGCCAGCCATGTGCGATGCATACACTACAAGCCGAGACGTTGTGACGATTACACCGCGCCACTTTTGGATCAGGCAGAGGTTGTGGTTGCGGAGGTTGTAGTGGAAGCGGTGGAGAAGGTTCGGTTGGCAAATTAAGGACTGGCGCTATCAACTTATGCCAGATAAGAACAGCTTGAGTGGATGGTAGTGCTGTTATGACAGTAAAGTCAGTCCCGGACGGCACACGGAATGGGTGCCAATAAAAATCAGGCAGTATCGTGCGGAGGATGCCCGCATCCGCCATGACCTGACCAACCCAACGGTCGTCCGCGAAATCGTTGTTCAACGGAGTATCCACAAGTATCTGTATTGCTTTCTTCGAGAACCAAACCGCACCGCCTGTGATGTAGTGATGCGGCCATGTTCCTTTCTTGTAGTGGGGGAACCCCAAATCAGGTCTACCCCAGTCATTCGCATCACAGTGATTTCCCGCGTAATCAGCGTCCACGTGATGGATATGACTCACTTGAATGTAGGTGTCATCGTCAACCTTGAGCATCTCATCATACTGATGCTCTTGAGCCCACTTAAAGATAGCTTTGGCTTTGAGTGGAAGATGAATATAGTCGTCAGGAACCCCCAGACGTTCCCCATCAAAGAACTCAACATCGTACCCAGCCGCCTGAGCGAGGGGAACCCATGTATCGCGGAGAGCCTGTTGACGGGCGGCGTACTTCTTACACGTGACGATGGCTATGAGAACCCTCGGTAAGCTCGTAAAAAATTCTGGCGGAATTTCATTTAAGCTCGTTTCGGGAATATCCTTGGTTCCCATAGCGGAAGATGAAGTGCAGGTATTCTTGTTGTGCGCTCGAATAACCATGAGCTTTTCAGCGTTTACTCCTACGAGTTGTCCCACTCTAGACGCCCCATAGCCCAAGTTGGTGTCTTCCCCAACCATAATGTCGTCAAACTTATGGCTCTCCCACCATGTTTTGCGGTAGCAAAACGTTGCCCCATGAGGAGAGACACAGTAAACTGGATGATAGCGATAAATCTTGTGAGTAGACATGTTCCAGTACAGCATATTGTGGTATGTCATCACTTGCTTCCCGCTGCGCTCTAGTTTAGAGACTTGATCCGTGATTCGACTCGGTGCTGACCAATCGTCGTCATCAAAATGAATGATAAACTCTCCCTGAGCCTGTTCACAGCAAATATTACGTTTCGCCCCCGTTGTTCGTCTGGGTCCTTCTAGACGAATGTATCTAATCCGGGGATTGTATGGAATGAGGTCCGCTACGTTGTCTGTGCCGTCGTCAAGAATTATCAGTTCTGAATCCGTGAACGTTTGCGATAGGAAGCACGCGATCATTGACGGCAGGTAGCGCCTGCGGTTATATGTTGGGCAAATGACAGTTACCTTCACCTTCAGCGGTAGTGGCAGGCTCAAAGGAAACTCGGCGGGAAGTTCCCGCAGGTCCACCTGTGGAATACCCACAGTTCCCATAGACAGGGCGGTAACGCAATGGTTACTGCTGTGCGCTCTGACGACCATGAATTTCTCAGCGTCTACGCCCACGTACTGTTCCGCCCTTTCCGCTGCATAACCAAACTCGGTATCTTCAAGGCAATTATCGTCAAATTTGTGCTGCGCCCACCACGCTTTCCGATAACAAAACGATGCACCGTGAGGAGTTCCCCTAAAGGTGGGGTGGAAGAGGTAAAGTCGGCGGGTATCGACATTCCAATACAAAATGTTGTAGTAAGTCAACACCTGCTTCTGGGTGCGTTCTAACTCTGAAATCTGATGTGCGATTCGACCCGGTGCTGACCAGTCGTCATCGTCAAAATGAACTATAAACTCCCCTTGAGCATGTTCACAACAAATGTTACGTTTTACGCCTGTGGACAATCCCGGTCCTTCGAGTCTGATGTATTTAATCCGAGGATTGTCAGGGATGAGGTCTACTATGCTATCGGTACCATCGTCAAGGATTATCAGTTCTGAATCCGTAAACGTCTGAGACAGAAAGCTCGCAATCGTTTGGGGGATGTACTGCCTGCGGTTGTGTGTTGGGCAAATGACGGTCACTTTCACAAGTTTTCCTCGATGATCTTCCCCAGTGGATTCGGTTGACAATAAGTAGCGATTGTGCGATTGAAGTTGTCATCGATTGCCGCAGCCTTCTCCTGATACGTGTCGGGAGTGATGGACTGCAATACTCGAATAAGGTCGTCATAGGTTTCGAACCGAAGAACCCCATCCATATTGAAGTATTCTTCTAAGTTCGGACATCCCCAATAGATCGGGATCGTTTTGCTTATGAAGCAGTCGAATACCTTTTCGGTCATCCAGTTGTTATACTGGCAGTTTTCCACAGCGATGTGGTACCTGAAATCCGTGAAAAAATGCCCTCTCGCATCTTCGTCTATCCGTGGCGGTGAGCGATGTTTATGGATAGGCAATAATCCAACAGACTCGGGGAGTCGGGAAAATATCTCTTGCCTCAACATGTGTCCTGAGAGCGCGTTCATGTGGCTAGTTAAGAACGAGGCCGAAAACACTTTTGCCGAGTTCAGAGGGCAGACGTAACGCGGTTCGGGCGTAGTATACCATCCCACGTGCGAAGGTATCACAAAATCATTGCCCAGAATGCTGAGGTACGGTCCCGAGTGCAAATACTTAACGGCGTTGGGACACGCTTGGAGGATGCTCTCCCTCCACGTTAGGATCAAATCATAGAATTTATGGTTGTCGATAACCTTTTGAACCAAATCTTGGTCCGTTGGATAAGGCTCGTGGTCGTGGAATACCCGATAAGGCGAACGGTCTTCCAAGTCCACATCAGATCGGATGGATATCCCTTCTTTGCCGCCGATAGAGTGCAATATCATTGGGGGTCCATATCCTGTGTTAACCTCGGAGTTTTGATTTGTCCATGTCATTGCAGGTCTCCCCCGCCCCTACAGTCTGAAGATCATAGTCAACCATCATCTCTACCAGTTCCTTAAACCTAGTCTTTGCTTCCCACCCGAGAACACGCTTAGCCTTTGAAGCGTCTCCGAGGAGAATGTCCACCTCAGTTGGTCGGTAGTATTTGGGGTCTACCCTGACATACTTTGTCCAGTCCATTTCAAGGCGGCCAAATGCTACATCCAGAAGCTCACGTATGGTGTGAGTCTCACCCGTAGCGATTACGAAATCGTCTGGTTCTGGCTGTTGCACCATGAGCCACATCGCCTCTACATATTCCTTGGCGTACCCCCAATCTCGCTTGGCGTCCAGATTTCCGAGCAGCAACTCATTTTGTTGCCCTAGCTTGATCTTTGCTGCCGCCATGGTGACTTTGCGCGACACAAAGGTTTCACCTCTACGGGGGGATTCATGGTTAAACAGTATGCCGTTACAGGCGAATGTGCCCATCTCGCGATAGTTCACTGTCGTCCAGAATGCGAACTGTTTAGCCACACCGTAGGGACTTCGAGGATAAAACGGTGTATCCTCGTTTTGTGGAATCTCCTGCACTTTCCCGAAAAGCTCACTAGACGATGCTTGGTAAAACTTTGCCTCTGGGCATTGTGCTTTGATCGCTTCGAGAAGCCTGAGAGTCCCGATGGCATCTACATCAGCCGTATATTCAGGAACTTCAAAGCTAACGCGCACATGGCTCTGCGCTCCCAAATTGTAAACTTCGTCTGGTTTTACTTCTCCTATGATACGGCTTAGGGAGCTTCCATCTGTCAGGTCACTGTAGAAGAAATGCATTCTATCGATGATATGGTCTATCCTCCCCGTGTTAAAACTGCTGGACCTTCGAATGGTTCCGTACACATCGTATCCCTTGTCCAAAAGCAGTTCAGCGAGATAGGAGCCATCCTGACCCGTGACCCCCGTTATGAGTGCTTTCATCTCGATGCCCCTTCGAAGTAGCTGGCAAAAACGTCTGTAACAAATCTCATATCCTCATGCGTGAGTCCTTGGTGCATACCGATGAAGAACCCTTGCTTCTCAAGCAAGCAGGCCACGGGGTACTCCAAATACAAATTCGGAAACAGCTTATGGTACACGGGCTGGCTGAGGAGCGGAAACATGTAGCGTGTCTCGATGCCGTTTTTCTCCAGATGCAGCAGTAAAGCCTCTCTATCCACCCCGGGTTTGGCAACCATGGGGTACATCATAAAAGAGTGATCGTATCCCGTGGGAATAACTGGAAATTGTAAGTAATTCTCAAATTTTGAAAGCATGATCGTCAACGCAGCGGCGTTGTTTCTACGGTTCGCTAAATTGCCTTCCCAACGTTCTAATTCCGATAAAGCAATCGCCGCTTCGATCTCTGTGCAGCGGTATGAGTATCCCACACGGTCGAAGCTGTATCGACGTTTGATTAGGCGCTCCAATTCTTTGTCGCCCACGTTATCGTCGTCGTCGATGCTGAGATAGATGTTGTCCCGACCGTGCGCCAAAAGACTGCGGCACATTTCGGCATTTTCGGGATCGTTCGTAATGACCAACCCCCCAACACCGCCAACAATAAGGTGTGCCACATACGTAGAGAAGCACGCCATGTCACCGAAGCTGCCGACTGATTTTCCTTCAATTCCAGCAAACATCGTTTCGCAGGAATCTTCAATCACTTGAAGGTTGTGGTCCTGCGCTATTTCCATGATCGCTGGCATCTCCGCTGGGAGACCGAAAAGGTGAACTGGAATGATTGCTCGCGTTTTGCTTGTAATTTTTCCTAGAATCTCTTCGGGGTTCATGTTGAACGTGTTTGGATCGACATCCACGAACACGGGCTTTAGGTTGTTCTGGATCACGATGTTGGACGTGGCAATAAAGGTGATCGCTGGAACCAAAACCTCATCTCCGTCTTGGTACTTGTAGCGTTCCTTAAGGGTGGCGAGGGCGATCTGAAGGGCGCTGGTACCGCTGTTGCAGAACACACCGTGTTTGGCTCCATGAAGTTCGGAAAACTGCCTTTCAAGTTGCGCTGTGTACTTCCCCCGAGAGAGACGATTGTTGTCCAAACAGTCGTTGACGTACTTCTTGCCCTGTTCGCTGATCTGTAAATGCCCCAGTGCTACCATTTCTCCCCCATGTAAATCGCCACGGTCTTTGCATTGCGGTCACGCTCCGATAAAAGCGGGTCTTTTATTGGCCAATCCACACCCACATCTGGGTCGTCCCAGCGCACACCGTCATCTCCCTTGGCGTCGAAATACCCCGTGCATTTGTATCGCACTTCCGTATTGTCCGAGAGAGCACAAAAGCCACGGGCAAACATAGCGGGTGCCCACACCTGCACTCGGTTATCCGCAGAAGCCTCTACACTCACCCATTGCAGGAATGTGGGAGAATCAGGGCGAAAATCAACGGTTACCAGAAGCGCCGTTCCCGACGTGACCCTCATCAGTTTGCCCATAGGCGGGTCAATCTGAAAATGCAGGCCCCGAATGACATTTTTTGCCGAACGGGAATGGTTGTCTTGCACGAATTCGGTGGGCAACCCCAAACTCTGAAAGTCATCCTTGCGAAATTCTATGGAGAAGAATCCCCTATCGTCAGCGAATGTTTTAGCGGGCGATATCACCTTCACCTCTCCACCGAAATGCTCCGCGTCTATTTTGAACATGTTCATTGCAGGTCTACCCCGTATTTCCAGTTGAATTCCTCGCGATGCAATTCACGTCGGTATAAATCGCGTTGCCAATCAACGGTGCGTTTGAGCCCATCTTCAAGGCTTACATAGTCGTTCTTCCCAAATTCGGTCTCTATGCGAGACATATCCAAGCACAGGGTTTCTGGGGCACCAACCATCTCCTCAGCTACGGGGGATGTGACTTCAGTCCCCGTAATCCTACCTATGCATTCAGCCATGTCCACGGTTCGGACAAGCTGCGTGGCCCCCACGTTATACACGGGTTGAGTGCCGTACAGAGCCACTTGCCACAGCATTCTCACTGCGTCTCGAATGTAGCAGTAGGTGCGAGACTCTTTACCAGCAAATTCCATTTCAATCTTGCCCAACGTCAGGGCCTTCTCTATGAGAGTGTTCATCGCTCGTTTGTCGTGCTTACGTGTGCCCGGGCCGTAGGCCAGAGAAAGTCTAGCGGAAACAGCATGGACTCCAGTTTTGCGGTACGCATCGGTGATCGCCTCTCCACACCGTTTGCCCTCTATGTAACAAGCTCGTGGATGATAGGGCGTTGTCGTCCCGATGTCGGTTTCCTGCGCCGTGGTCTTCTTAAGGCCGCTATATACTTCACTAGAACTCACAAACAAGAATTTCCCTCCGGGCCAAAGGGTTCTCAGTAACTCTTGAGTGACCACTGTGTTTAGCCTTATGGTTTCCGCAGGGTTGGATGTAAACCGAGAGGGCTGAGCGTACCCGGCAGCGTGGATCACGACATCCGCACCCTTGGGAATTTCATTCAGAAGCAGAATGTTACCCCGTCGCGCAATATCCAAAGTGTGTTCGGCGGGGGTCGAATGGTGTTCGGCAAAAACACCAATGTGCATCCCCTTTTCTTTCAGCAAGCAGAGAGAGGCGAGAAAGTGCGTGCCCACTAATCCCGTAGCGCCTGTGATAAACACCGTTGCCCCCTCCAACGGGGAGAAGTCAACGGCCCCTATGACTCTAGCGGCGTCGTCGAAAATGATCTCTGAATTATTTCTCACTGTAAGCGTCTCCATACTCTACGACAATTGTGCTCTTGCCGTCTGTTCTTTCCAGCGCCTTCTTGTACGCTGGAAATATGTCCTCGGGCTCTTCTAATCTGATTACCTCTATGTTTTCGCACATGAGTCGAAAAGCTTCTGTGAAATCCCCGAGGTGCTGGCATTGAGGACTCAGCGGGCGTTCGGACCCGATGCCCACACGAATGATGACCTTGGGCTGATAGCCCCCGTTGGACATCTTCTTCAGCTTATCCAGATGGTTTACCACCTGATTTACCGCCAGCAAGAGGAAGTTCCACCGAGGGTACACGGTAACAGGGATAGCGCCGTTTAACGCCAGTCCAACGGTCATCCCCATCTGCATTTCTTCGGTAACAGGAAGCTCAATCCGTCTGTTGAGGTCAATATTTTGCAGTGTTGTGGTCATAGAAGTGCCTTTTACGGCGACGGCTTGTCCTAGAAAAACCACACGTTCATCCTGAGCTAAGTATTCCATTGAACGACACAACTCATCAAAATAGCGACCCATTAGAACTGTATCCTCTCTCCAGAGCCCGCGTGCGGGTATTTCCCCGTCACGTACTTAGAAAACTCGATGTTTTTTCCGCCAGCCTCGAATGTCAAAACGTTGTTTCCCCAAGTCGCACGAGTGTCCGTGCAGACCGACAACCCGTTGTCCTCAATGTGAAACGTTATCGGCAAGTCGAAATTCTGAGAATATTTTATGCACTCATGGGCAATGCCAGTTTCCGATGTCATGTCCCCCATGAAGCAGTGCACACGATTAGTTCCTCCGCTACGTTTAATCCCAAGGGCGACCCCCAACGCTATAGAAACAATCCCGCCGACGATGCCCGAAGACACGATTCGATGCTTCGGAAAGCACAGCGCGATGGAACGACCCGCCAAAATCTCGGTCTTCAATTCGTCCTTGGGCACTCCCTTCAGAAGGCACTGGTAGTGACTGCGCCAAGAGCACATGACCCAATCTTCGGGGTTGACGCCTTTGAACACCTCCAGCATGTGTTCTTCGCCGCCACTGTATAGGTGGATAACCGCCCTGATCTGCTTTGCCTTAAACAACTCGGCGATTTCCGTTTCGAACTGAATTAAATCTTGTGCTGTTAAACCCGTATTCATATTCTAATCCACCTCGTAGGGGTAATGTCGGATTGCGCGGGGTCCCATTTTATGTGCCTTATATCCGCGAACCAACGGTACGGGGATATTACCACCTTGCCACGAAAATCCCCCAGCCAAGCACCCCACCAACTGAAAGAACTATTTGCGATCACAGCCTGTTTGCATATACTCATCAAAAATAAGTCTTCATGCGCTCGTCCTCCCTTATTGTGGTCTATAACTCTACACCCTTGGAAGTTTTGACGGCACCAATCGGGATCATCCGAAAAAATGAAGAAAGTAACATCCGACATTCTCTCACGTATACACTCTATGGCTTTTTTGTAGTAGTCCAGCGTTAGATTGCCTATCCACGGGGCTATATCAGGCAGCAGATAATCCCCTCGGCGGACATGAACAAATGCGCTGTTTGACGTTGCCAATATCTCATCAGCTACACGTTGTGTCTGCTCACTCACCGCGTCTCGCAGAGATAGTTCCTCATGAATAATTTTCGGTTCAAAGTAGTATTTTTCAGTTTGCCAGTACCCAGAAAAATGTGGGTTGGCTGGGGCCGTATACACCATCTCGTCATAGGCGAAGATGCGCTCCTCATACTGTGGGTGACCACCTACATCTGCGGCAAATGTCACGTTGGTTTTGAATGCGTCAAGAGAGTATGGAAATCGAGACACCCCATCGACCATATCCGACCGTTTTTCAAAAAAGAGTTCTTCATTTCGCGCTTTGGACACGGAACGACCGAAGGCATACTGGAACATTTGGTTGCCCACACCCCCTTGGAGTCGAACAATCATACGCACTCACTCGCGCAAGCGCGTAGCATTTCTGGACTGCACGGGTGGAGAGCGATAAATTTCGGGTTTCGAGGCATTGCGCTTACTCCCACAAACTTGTTATCTACGCTGACATATCGTTCATCGTGCTTTGGCATGATTCCAGCATTGCGGAGCACCGATCCTACCCAGTGATCCTCTAAATCGTTGTTCGGACGTGCATTGGCGACCAACCCAGCGGCTTTGGCACTCAGCCAGTATCCGAGGCCAGTGGCGTATTGTGCGTGCGGTTTACTGGCATTGACACAACCCACATAATCACACCTTTCAAATTCGCTACTCAACAAATTGTTCACCCAGACAAACGTATCATCATCGACCTTGAAAATGAAGTCGTAACGCCCGCCCGCCCACGCACACATGCCTTTCGTCTTATACGGCAAGCTTCTATAATCATCCGCAACATCCAAAAACACCTCATCAGGTAGAGGTTGACGGTTGGCACCTCGTCCGTAAAAGAATCTAACATCAACGCTGGGATATGCCGCCAAATCTTTCACCCAAGTCTCTCGACACGCAGCAACCTGTGCATCTACTGGAATGGAACGGTGTTTCTCCTTATTCGTCCAATCCCAGCCCCTACCCTGCACTGGAACGTACCTATGACAAACGAGAAGAGCTACTAAAATTTTCATGCATTCCTCGGGTCTGGTGGTTGGACTCCATTGACGGCGGGGCGATTCGGAGCACCGGGTTTGGGAACACGAAACACCTTGGTGCTAGGTTTCCTGTTCCAAGCATTGTAGTCTTCCCCGAGTTCCATGGCGGGGGGATGGTCATATAGATATTTATTGAGCACGCTTTCGTCGTGCCAAATGGGGACAAAATTGTTCTTGGTGTCGATGTCCACAATCGTAGCGCACTCGCGGCACAACGCGAGGAAAGCTTTAGATGTTCCACCGTAGGACATTCCCGTGTACATCTTGCGGATGTCTTTCTTGCTCAAGCAAGCTGCGGATCGCGGGTTCTCCTCGGGAGTGCAGTACGCCCCTTTGCTCAGGATGAACGATGTGTGAATCGTGGCCGTGATGCCATCACTCAAAATCTCTTCACCCACTGGAGCCACAATCTCGCTGTCAACATCCATATACCAGATGAAATCGTGTTGAGATAGCCAAGTCTCTTCGCCCAAGAACGTGTGGAACCTACGCCACGTGACGTTGGGCCAGCCGAGATGAGGCGACTTGACTTGTTTCGCAACGTCATATTGTCGCTCGCTATCCGTGAACAATAGGATGTCCGTCTGCTGTGGTAGGAAATACTTCTTCGCGCTGGCAACTACGGGCTCAATATATTTGTGGTATCCTGCCCCCGTGCAGATAAACATCAAGGCAAATTTAGACATGCAAGTCCTCCGAAATGTTCCCCACACAGGACACACACGTGGGATCAACTTTACCCCGTGCAACATGCCATCGAGTGTGCCGCCCTTTGTCCCCCACCAGACGTAGGTGCCCGTTCTCGGCATTTATTAAGCCTTGTCTGTGGCCATTTTCCTCAGCCATGTTCGGGTACAACTCACGGACACGCTTCCCACCTAACCTCCCGCCTTTTGGTCCACCTAGCTTCCCAGCTTTGCTGGAATTTAAGAAAGCTTGTTCGGGGTTTGCTTTTCTCCATCGAGCACGTCCGGCCCTCGAAGCCACCCTAGTAGCTGCGGCACGGTCTTCGTAAGCATACGGTCCTCCCATCACTTGCTTCAGGGGGCTGGCTTGATTTTTGCCGTTAGACCACCAAGTGTCCATTCTCGCAATCCACATGGTTTCTTTGGCGGCTCTAATATAGTGGGCTTGCTCCTTGTCATGAAATTGCATCGTCCCTTCCCACAAGATGCGATGCTCATGCTTTGCGGGGTCAAACCATTTGTACGCACGATATCCGTAGCGCCGTACCTTCAGGGATTGATTGGTGCTACCCACCATGAGGCATTTTTCACCCTCGAAAACCCCGTAAATGATGAAGTGGTAATCTATCACAGTCCCTCACTAATCGGTTTGAGATACTGAATGGCTTTTGCGAGCAACTCGGGGGAGATTTTTAGTCTCTTCAAACCCTCCATGCAGTCGGCACAGAGTAATCCCCACACCCGCCCATCGCGGAAATCCACTAAAGTCTTCCTGTTATACAATACCAACGCCGAGTCGCAGATGCGGCACTTTTTATCCTGATGCCGCCAAAGTTCGAGGTACTGTCCGGGTTTCATCAGGTATTCGCGTTCGAGGAAGGCATCGTAGGTGTGGACCTTCGCCCAGAAAGTACCACAATAAGTGTTGTGACAGGTGCGGCAATAGTAGGAGCGACCGCTGGCGGTGCGTTTGTTAAAGCCAAAAGCATCCAGTATGAGCCATTTTTCGCACTTTTTACACCATTTCTCCTTGTCGTTGAATAGCCGCTTGCGCCCCACAAATCCTCCTATTATTGACTCCTAAATAGAGAGTTCGCTAGTTAACAGATTTTATTCGCTACCAAACCCATCTTATGTAGAGGATACTTTCCTCCGAGGAATCACCATGGGCGTACCAACAATCGGTCCTGTTTTCGTGTTGACTCAGGTTTCCAACGCAGTTTTCCCATATCTGGGGTCACCAACTGGCAGCACAACCTACACGGGAACCGTCACTGGCGGGGCAGCATCGGCAACGCAGCCGAACGGAGCCTACGCTGGTCAGGCTTTCATCATCACTGGCTTTACCAGTCCCAGCAACAACGGCACATTCAGATGCGTGTTCTCCTCCGCGACAACCCTCGTCCTCAGCAATCGTAATGGCACGGCTGTAGTTGCCGCTGGACAAGCCCAATTGGTTATAGGGCACGGCACTCCTTTGCAGTATGCTTCAAAAATTTCAAACCTCGCGTCAAATGACCAAGGCGATAACGTCTATGTGAGCCCCTTGGCTGGTGACACGCTTGTTGCCATCGCATTCGGCCTCAAGAGCCTCGATCCATTCGATCAGCTTCACGGCGCATCCACCCATTTCGGCTACCTACAAGGCTTGAACGACTTCATGCCCAATGCTCCGACAATCTCGGACAACTCGACATTTACTCCCGAGTCCCCACTTGCTGTGAGACTTGGCACGGCTGCTAACTATGCCCTGCTCGCCTACAGCGGCATTACGAACACGGGCGCATCGGTCATCAGTGGTGGAAACATCGGTTCAGCACCGACAACTGGAACGGAAAGCGGATTTACCTTCGTTTCTCCAGCCGCGATTGACAACGCCAACGCAGCGGCGGCTCGCACCGCAGGCAACACTGCCTTTACGTACTACTCAGGGCTGGCTCAGACGATGGCACTCACGACCGCCGACATTGGTTCATCGGGCACTCAGCACAGTCCCGGTGCTCCAAACGGCACTTACTATGCTGGCGTGTACGTCAGCGGAAGCTCTATTGCGATCACCACAGCGGTCACTCTTGACGCCCAAAACAACCCGAACGCGCTTTTCGTGTTCTACGCCACAGCCAGCACCATCACACAGGCTATTGCTGGAACGATCACTCTAATCAACGGCGCGACCCCCGATATGGTCGTCTGGGTTGTCGGAAGCTCTTGGACTACCACTGGTCCGGGCGCTGTTACGGTCGGTAACATTCTGGCTTACACGAGCATCACGCTCGGTGGTGGCTCCCTCAACGGTCGCGCTCTGGCGGTTGGCGGCGGCAATGGCGCTGTAACTATCGCGGCGGCTACGGCGGTCACAGTGCCTTCCCTTGGCGGTAGCGCCAACAACTGGGTTCTCGTGGCGAACATCAACCTCGCAGACGCGGATTACAGCGGATACTCCATTCCGCCACTTGCTAACACTTCGTGGCCCGCAGCGGATTGGAGCATTGACGGTTACTACCCAAGTCTATACATTTGGGTTTGCGCTTCTGCAAATGCAGGAAGCTACAATGTCAACCTCAACTCCGTTTACCAGAACGGCATCTCAGCCCCACTTGATCTGGCGGCTGGCAAGCCGATCTTCGACGGCGGCATCAACTTCCAAGTCATTGACTGGACGGGCATGACGGGTGCAACAATAGAAATCGGCGGCTCCCCAGCTTCGGATTCGCAGGTGGCGATCACGGCTGCTAACCCCGCTGTCACCGCTCCAATCGTTACATCTGGCGGCGGCAGCCCGCCTGTGGGTGATCTTGTCATCGTAGTAGGTCTCCAGAAGAACGCCAACGGTCTCGGCCTTGGTACGGATTCCACGATGTCAACCTACAGTTCATCTGTCAATGCTGAATTGGGCACGGCAGCTAACTATGCTTTGCTGGCCTACAGCGGAATCACAAACGCCTCGGCCTCGACCTCGGTAACGGGCGGCGTCATTGGCTCGGCTCCGACGATGACTGAGACAGGCTTCAACCCCCCAGTGGTAACAATCGACAACGCCGATGCAGCAGCGGCTCGTCTTGCAGGTAACGCAGCGTTCGGCTATTACAGCGGATTGACCGCTACGCAGTCGGGTCTCGCAGACCTCAGCGCCAACGACGGTGGCGGGGGAGCGGGTGTCTACTACGCTGGCGTATTCAAGGGCGGTGCATTCCTAATGCCGACTGGCATTACGCTCGATGCTCAGGGCAACTCGAATGCGGTCTTCGTGTTCGTCGCATCTTCAACCGTCAACCTTGCAAGCGGTCAGTCCGTGACCTTGGTCAACGGTGCTCAGGCATCAAACGTGATCTGGGTGGTCGGAAGCTCCTTCACGTCGGTTGCCAACAGCAACATGGTTGGCGACATCTTGGCCTACACCTCGATCACTCTTGGTGGCGGCACCCTCGTTGGGCGTGCACTCGCCGTAGGTGGGGGCAACGGTGCTGTCAGCATCAGTGCTACGACCGTCATCACGGTTCCTAGTGGAAGTAGCGTCGTGACCAACGGCGGCTACAACATGGTCAGCAGCGGGAAACTGGTTGGCTCTGAAGCTCACTACCTTGTGGAGTGGGGCGTTCAGGGTGCACCGGGTTCTTGGACACCGCAATTCGCGAATCCACTCGGCTATGAGACTCTCATCGCTGCGGTTGCGATTAGCCATAGCTAACTTTCGGCGTTGGCGGGTGGGCAACCACCCGCTTAACGTGGAGTCACAGCTATGAGCTACAACAGTCAGCTTGGCAATACAACCACATCCGTCTTCGGTCTCATCCTATCTCTGTACGACGATCAGGAACACCGTGAGTACAACTACAACTGGCAGATACTCAACGCCAGTGTAAACGGCGGACTCCTATTCAACGGTGTTGCTCCCATCTCTGGACAGGTGCTTACGGCGGAATTCGTAGGATCACCCCCTGTTTTACAGGCAAGCTGGCAAACTCCTTCGGGTGGCGGCGGTGGGGTCACTTCCGTATTCGGCAGTGTGGGCGTCATCACGACGCTCAACAATCCAGTGTTCACTGGCACAGTCACCGCAAATGCCATCAGCGGTTCGAGCGGCACCTTCACAATTGGCGCGAATGGCGCGAGTATCTCAATCATCAACACTGGAAGGATCACGGTCACTCCTGCTGGTGGGACGGAAGTCGCTCTCGGCAACACGGCTCTGACAAGTGCGTTGCATGACGGCACGGATGCCACTGGTACGGCAGGTCAGTTGCTCAGTTCGACAGGTGGTGGCACCCCTACAACGTTATGGATCACTCCTAGCTACGCACCATTAGCTTCCCCCGGGTTCTCGGGCGTACCAACTGCTCCCACGGCGGCACCGCTAACGAATGACACCCAGATCGCAACCACGGCCTACGTTGACGCTGCCACTGGCGCTTCCAAGACACAGACCGTGCGCCTTACCGTTGGCACCGTAGCCACGGGGTCTGTGCAAGGACCATACGCGCTCAATTTCACCACGCCGTTCGCGGACAACAACTACACGGTTCAGGCATCGGTAGTAGGACTTGAAGTAGCTCCGGGAACCTTAAGTGTCAGCGCGAACTACCCGCCCCTCGCTATTGCTTACGTGGCATATCAGGCGGCGGGTGCGGGCGTGAACGTGTGGATCGCTAATCACGACTCAATTGTTCACACGGCATACATTCAAATCACCGCGATCCACGATTAGTAAACTTTGATGTGGTATTTGCTGGGAATCCTGTAACGTCTATGCGCGGCAACGAAATCGGCTCCCTTCTTCATTCGACCGCAGGCAACGGACACCCGAAAGTGCCCGTTTTTATTTTGGAAAAACCCCTAAAAATGGGTTAAAGTTTAGTATTATGCATCATGGTTGGGATTTATTGCTGGGTAAATGTTGAAAACGGGAAGATTTATGTTGGCTCGGCAACCGATGTAGCTCGCCGAAAATATCACCACACCAGTCTTTTGAAAATCCAAAAACACCCCAATACGCACCTTCAAGCTGCTTGGCTCATGTACGGTGCCCACGCTTTTGAGTTTGAACTTCTGGAACAGGTGGACGACTTGCTTTGGCTCCGTGCCCGAGAACAAGCTTGGATTGCTCGACTTCAAGCGTGCAATCGTGAGTTCGGCTACAACGTCACCAGCGATGCATGGGCACCCGTAACCTCGCCTGAGACCATTGCCAAGCTGAAGAAGGCTTGGGTAGCACGGAAGGCACGAGGGGACTATTACAAATTCACAACTGCGGACACCGTGAAGGGTGTGACGGCTGCTGGCAAGAAGAACAAGGCTCGTTGGGAAGACCCTAAAATCCGAACTGAGATGCAAGAAGCACAGAAGGCGGGTTGGACACCTGAAGTTCGAGCAGGTCAAGCCAAGAGATTAGAACAGCAAAAGTTAAAGGACCCTACAATGTTCAGCCGTGGTGGTAGGAAAGGCTCGGCTGTTCGCTGGGCAAAGGAGTTACAATGAGCGCAGAGTGTACTCCATATTTTGATTCCATTACCGCTGCCCGTGCAATGCTCCTAACCGAAGAAGAGGCCCTCGAAGGGCAAACACTCCTCAGCGCAGAGTCCGACCCAAAGAAGAAAGAGGATCAAAAAATCCTCACTTACATTCAGGAGAATTTCCCAATGTTCCTGAAAATTTTGCGTCTCCTGAAGAAGGAGGATCAGGAACTTTTGCTGAGCTACTACCTGTTGAGTAAGACCCAGAACACGCTGGCGATCATACACCGCAGCACGCAGACAGTGTGCTCCTTCCGCATCCGCATGGCGGTCAAAGTGTTGTGCGCTTTCATCCTGTATGGAAAAGAGTTCACCGAAGAGAAGATGCGGGCCGTGTTAGTTCAGGCAAAGCTTGAGAACAGTATCAAGAGCGTGCCCCTTAGCACGATCATCGACCTGTACATCAAAACTCGGAGCTTTCAGCGGGTCGCCGAGATTCACAAGCTCCACCGCCCCGACATCCGCCGTGCGATGAGTCGGTCGAGCAAGCAACTACTGGAATCCAAGGACCCTGAAGAGAAAGCATTGGGGGCGTTCATCCACAGTCTGATCGACAAGGCTAACCCTAGCGGTACGGGGTTTTCGAAGCGGAAGGTTCAGAAGTTGGGGAATATTTACAGAACCGATCCCGCGATACTAGGCAACTTTCGAGTCAAGATCACTGACCCCGACTTCGATCACATGTTTGTCAGTCGAGCGAATCGGTAGTATACTTGGGGAATGGCAAACCGAGTGTGGCACACAGCCGAGGCTAAGGACAACGAACTGGAGAGCTTGCTCAACCTCTTTCAAGGCCGAGGTTACACAATCTTTTCGATCATGAAGATGTCACGCGGCGGGTTCAGCGAGTATTTCATGATCGTCTACTACGAATAGGAGCAGTATGCCTACCAACATAGCCTTTGATATCAACTGGGACTTGCAAAGCACCAAAGCCGTAAGCTTCAACCTGCGGGTGAACAACCGTAACTGGCATCTCACCCTCGCATGGTCTGACTACCGCAAGGGCAAGCGTTACCCGTTCCCTGTTCGCGTCACCCCGTACTTCTCCTACCAGCCCGACCTGAACGCCATCGAAAGCGATTGTGAGAACCACCACAAGGATTGCTGCGGATGGACGCCGACGAGTCACTGTGGGCGGTTTGAAGGGGCTTAGAACCCGCGAGCCGCTGTGCGGGAGAGCGCCGTGCTTGTGCCTGTGGTATCGGATTCCCAACGATTATTCCTACTGTGCCAGCGGATCGCTTCCCGTGGAATGCGGTGAACCGTCTGATTGAACAGGGTGATGGTGACTTCCTGAGGGAACGTCTTGGTGACGGCACTGACCACAGCGATGCCCACATTCTTGATGCACAGGCGCTCGCCAACTTCTGGATCATCTTCTGCACGGTCATCCTTGAACGAGTAAATCCGTTGGATGTAGTTCTTGAGGAAATCAATCCCCTGAGCCGAGTAGCCAAAGTCTTTCACCCACAGCGGAACTTTTTGAACGTCTGGTAAGGGCTTGTTGTTTACCATCACGAAGATATCGACGTTGTAAGCGATGAGAGCTTCCATTCTCTCTTCGGTGTCTTTCATACCCACGGTGAGCATGTTGGGTGGAACGCAGAAAAACTTCGGGTAGGCATACTGAGCGCGGTATCCCAATCGGCATTCTTCAATCGTCCCCCACAGAGCGACTTCCCCATGAATGCCGTAGCCGCCGTAGCCAATTTCAATCAAGTGCTTCCAGTGCTTCGCCGCATAAATACCGCACGTGCAGGACTCGTTGGGCACGGGATGAAGGTAGCTGTAGTCAATTTTTGAGGGCAAAGTGGGAAACCCACCATCACGGCCACGATTGCACTTGGCGACGTGCGCTTCACCTGACTTCCACGCCGTATCATTCAGTGAGCGAATGCCAAAGCCGAAAGGCTCCCAATGCCACGTGCGGTACGCCGTAAACGGCGAGATGTAATCGGGGGATTGCATTAGCTCTTAGCGATGAATTCAACCGTGGTGAGCCCACTTTGCGGATCGTAGCATTCATCACACACTGGACGCCCCTCAATTTCAGTTACCGAAGGACGGTCGCCGCAACGGATGCAGAACACGGGCTCAGCGTATGACGGCTCAATCTGGGGCTCTTGTCCGGGAAGTGGGGCTGGGACTTGGATGGGATCAACTACGACGGTGCGGACGTGCTCACCAATATTGCACATGAGGGGCTCCTAAAGAGGAAGTAGGGTGCGGCTCTAGGCTCGCACCCCGATACTGATTATTCTGCGCTATCAGCAAACGCCATACCCCCATTATACCAGCCGAGGGTCCAATTCAGCTAGGATTCTAGGAATTATTTTCAGGTCGCCTTCCTCGGCGATAAGCTCTTCCAGCGTGCTCACGTTCGTGCCTTCCATGCCGCGACAGCCTGCTCGCGGGTGAAGCCGAACTTCACTACCAACTTGTTTACGGCGAAGGCGGCGAGCTTCGGATAACGGATGCCTTTGATGAACTTGTTGATCTCTTTGGCAGTCGGCGGCTTCACCTTCTTGGGGAAGTCGTCAGGATGATAGCCGTAGGTGCCCTGAACCTGCACGTGCGTGTTGCTCACACAGCCGTACAGGTTCAAGCCCCACGGTTTGGAATCCTCGCGGCGGATCATGCCTATCTTGCCGCCGCATTTCGGACATTCTCGGTTCCTGAAATTAGGTCTCTTAGCCATTATCCCCTCGGGCGTAACCGCTTCGCCTGTTCCTCTCGACTCCAGAAAATATCACGTAGGTAGGTCGGCCCAACGATGCGTTCATAGACGTACAGCGCCGTGATCGCGATCACGACCACCCCACTTAGACAAAGGAAAACTTCACTCATCGGGTCCATGGTTACTCCTCATGCTTCAAACGATATTTTACCACGTCCTGAGCAACCTTGAATTCGTCCTTGTCGAAAACCTCTGCCAACACGTGCACCGAGGCGTATCCCCGCATTTCCTCCGCGTCCATGATTCGCGGCTCGTCATTCAGAGCAATATACGCCACGCCTTTGCGGTAGGACGCCATTTAGATCAACTTCTTCGGCTTGTAGCCGCCCATCACGTCATCTTCATCCTTAGGCGTGAACCATACGCCCTCTTCCCGATTCACGTTCCGCATCGCGATGCCCCAAGCTTCCGAGGCGTAAGTCACGAATTCGTGCATGTTGATGAAGCGGTGACCCGCCTGCTTGAGCAACTCGACAGCCCGCTTCTTAGTCGCGGCACACACGTAGAACCGACCATCGAAATCACTGTAGTCGCCACGAATGTTCCAAATCTTGAAATTGTGCAGGGTGATGACGGGGAAACTCCAGCCCTTCGACATCGACTCGTTCCAACCCACAGCTTTACCGTTTGCCAATTCCCACCAGCAGTGAACGTCCTTCTGTGATCCGGGCCACGGTCTGTAATCTGCGCCATCGGTCACACGGCTGTACTCACGCACGACCCACTCATCGAGCAACAGGGCGGCGGGAGACGGCTTTTCCTTACCGACACCAGCCCAACGCGGCGAGCATACTGCCATGTGCTCAATGAAGAATTCCTTCGGCAGTTCGTTCCTAAGGCTGCGAACCGAGGCTTGGTACGAGCAGCGGGGACACCACAGTCCCTTGCTGTGATACCCAACGATCTCGGAATCCTCTTTGAAGTTCGCCGTGCACTTCGAGCATGAGTAGGTGGTGAGTGGCATTAGAGTAGCGCCTCCAAAAACTTCTTGACCTGTTGCGCTTCGGCACAGGTGATGCAACCATCCTGTGCTTCGTTGAACATGTCTAGTTCGTGCTCTGCTTGTGCCCTCAAGTCGGAGATCGTTTTGGGGTGATCGAGCCCGCCGAACACACAAGCTGGCAGGGCCTTGAGAGCCTCTTCAAAGGTCTTAGGTTTCTTTATTAGATCGCCCTTGAGTGCGGTCACTCGGCTGGCTTCTTTCCACATTCTGTCTGTGCGTCGGCTCATTAGGAGTTGTCCTCTTCAACGCGGGGACCGTCACACACGTGCTTCGGGTTCACCTTGCCGTAGGCTCCGCAGCAGGAGAACAGGACGATGCTATTTGGCGAGGACGGAATCAGTTCGCTGCGAGACGACATAACAGCGGCGAGTTCCGCACGCTTCGCGGCAATTTTCTGTTCGAGTTCGGCGATCTCTTCCTCGATCCGCATCGCACGATTGTTGCTGTGAGCCTGCTCCGCGTCACGCTGAATCATCGGCGTGCTCTGGATGTACTCATTCACGGCTTTGACCCACGAGGCGACGATCACCTTGCGCTGCGCCTCGGTAGCCTTGCTGGAATAAAAAGAGTGGTGAGAGGAACGGGGGTTGTCCTGATCGCGGGCGGGCTCGAAGCCCTTGCCGTGAGCGCATTTCTGTCCGTTGATGTAGATGTGGTTGTATTCGGTGATGGCGAGTTCAACGACGCCCGTGTCGGTTTTAATCAGGATGTGGTCGGGATAGTCTTGATAGTCTCGGTCGCTCATGTCCCTATTATACCCAAAAAATGCCCAAATCGCTAGGATTTGGGCATTATATTTGCTTTGTTTTCAGTGGTTTATGCGATGCAGACTAACGCGCAATCGTAGGGGGCTTCTAAGCCCGTCATCTTAGGATACATGATGAGGAAGCCCACCATCACGGCCACGACAACCACCGTGCTCAGCCTGACCCCGAAAATCTTGGGGTTGCTGCGGAGGGCGACGGGAACCAGTAGAGTCAGCATCGTAAAGGCAATCGCATAGTAGTAGTAATAACTAAACGTCCTGCCGATGATTGCCCACTGCAACAAGCTGCTGGCGAAGAGTGCCACAACCACCCCGTCAACAAACATCTTCCCCTTGATAAAGCTAACCACGCAGAACACAAGAGCCAAAACCCCGCACACCGCCATCGCTGGGTTGGCAACCAAATAGTCCATTGCCCGCTCGGGGTTGGTGCGTGTGATCCAAGTGAACCACAGTGAGTTGATGGCTGGATTGCCTGTCGCGTGTTGGTGAAAGTGCAGAATGAACTTTGATGCGGTGATGGGGTTGCGACCACCGAAAGACGCACAGTAGGTAACAACCGCTGTCAGGATCATCTTCGCCGCACCCTTCAAATACCAGCGGTGATACACAGCCATCAAACCTATCACCGTAACGAATACGACAAGGGCAGACCACTTGGTCGCTATTGCACAACCGAAGAGGAACCCCGCAAGCACCCATTGCCCCTGCTTCCATGCCGCCAAACCCCAGATCAAAAAGCAGATGATGAAAATTTCCAGCATAGCCACTCTCGCAAGAACGAAAGTGAAATTGTTGAAGGTCATGAGCAATGCAGCCAACACGCCAGCTTCAAAGCGGCTTGTCAGTATGCAAATCAGAACGAAAGCACCTGCAACGCTGAACGCGCCAGCAACCGCCGAGGCGATGCGCCAGCCAAACGGGTTATCGCCAAAGGCAGTAATGCCGAGACCGATCAACAGCTTGCCCATGGGCGGGTGCTCGGGGTTTGCATCAGGCAGACCGTGCATCAAAGCCTTGGCTCCCGCGACGTAACAAGGTTCATCAAAGATGGGGCTGCTGGGCTGACCGAGGCGGAAGGTGAACAGTGCCAAACTTGCCGTAAAGATCAGAGCGGCTGTGATTGCTTTGTTCATGTCTCTATTATACCCAAAAAGAGACTAGAATCGATAGGAATTTTGGACTATATTTGCTTTGTTTTCAATAAGTTACCGTAGCGGGTTCTTAGCTTTCGCTCCCCCGCTACGGGCCGAAGGACGGCTTACCGCGTCCCGTTGGTGCGAGTCATCCTCGCGGGCGTTAGATGTTCACTTCCTCAACTCGAATTAGTTTGTCATGCTCGAAGTAATGAATCCGCTTGATGTTTTGCTGCGGAATATCGGATGCAATTCTTTGAGCGGTGCATTCAACGTCCACGTCCCAAAAAACCAGTTCGACATCGGGCTCATACGAACCAACCAACGCAAATTCGATAATGGCGTATTGACCATTCAACGTGGGTTCCTCTCCGACTTCTTCCGTGGATTGCAATGGCGTCTGGTCAAGATAATCACGACCGTGTTCTCTAGCCTGTGAAAACGCCCCGTAACACCAGACGTATTTTTTATCATTTTCGTTGTCGATGAAGAAGCTGCTTTTGCGAGCCCACAGTCCAGTTTCTTTAATTTTGTTCGCACGAAACCACGAAGTTGAGTGGTATTTGACCCCCGCCGCTTCGTTGCGTTTTGCCTGTCCCATTGGTTTAGACCCCATCCATTGCTTCGGCGATGGTCAGGACGAGGTTCGTTGGTGTCAACGCTCTCCTCGGTGAACTGTGACCCCGTGGTGAGGCTATATTTGCTCTGGACTGCCTCGGCGATCTTGGTCGCCAGTAAAATCTTCTCTGCGGTGTTCATCATACGGTGCTCCCTTCCAGTTTGTGTAATGCGGCGGCGAGAACTTCCGGCTTGGGTCTTACGCTACTCGGTGCCCAATTCGGTCCACCGATCTTTCGGATTTGAAACACCCGCTCCACCCGCGTGCGGCGGTGCGGGGACTTGCGGAGGAATACGGGCTCCTCTGTGTGGCTGTCGCAGAATCGCCGACCGTAGACGGCGACGTAATGCCCCGTGACGCCTATAATGCAGGCGTGCTCTTGAAAGTCTTCGCGGAATTGGCGGCAGTAACGTGCCAGCGTGGGGCGATCCTTGGAGGGGATAAACTGAGTGGTGAAACCCCCTTTGATGACGATGCTCGCACTAATACGCTCTTCGCCGCCCTCGACCCGCTGGTAATCGAATTTTTGGATAGTGCGGGCTTCCCACCCCAACATGGCTAAAGTGCGCTGTAGCAACCCGTAAGGCACACCCTTGATCGTTTTACAACCGCTCAGGTCCCGCATGATGCCCATGATCTTGCTGACTGGCTCCCCTGTCACGGCAGATATGGCGGCAGGCCCACACCACAGTTTGGTCGTAACGTCGTTTTTGATCGCCCGTAGCTTATCCACGCGATGCCTCCGCTTTTTCCGCAGCGTCCCTGAGGGTCTTGAACTGTTCCTCAGTGATGGTCTCGGCGGTCGGTGCGTTGAAACGAGTGTAGCCGATGAGGGCGCATCGCTGATCCACGTCGATGCCTACCGCTTGCAGGCGAGTGGCGAGTTCGAACATTTCCGCAAACTTGGCGATGCCCGAGCGCACTTCGACGATCTGTTTCTCTTGGCGCTTAGTGGGTTTGCCCTTGGGAAGTTCCATACCCCTATTATACCCAAAAATGGGACGGAAACTATAGGAATTTTTGACTATATTTGGTTTGTTTTCACTCACTTACTGGTGGTGGCGACCAGTTTCTCGTCAGAAATTGCCCTTCCACACGCACTCAGTCCGCCTGCTCCCGTTGGCGCTGGCGAGGTTTGTGACACTCTTTGTGTGGAATGGTTCACCGAAGGCTTTCACGTAGAAATCCTGCCGGTATTCAGTCAGCATCCACTTGAAGCGGGCACGCTTGAGCATGTCAACCATCCTCAGGTGTTCTTCCAGCGGCCAGCTTTTGTAAGCACGCACGTCGCATTCAAAATACGGGGGATCAAGGAACACGAAATCATCCGGCGTTAGCTGATCCAGAGGGAGGCTTTTCCAATCCTTGGCCGTGATTTTTACGGAGTTGTTCTGCATTAGCCGCTGGCGAAAGCGGAGTCTTTCTCGATAAGTTTCAGGGAGCACGGCGATCTGCGTGGCGGGACCGCCCTTTGCGTAACCGCCGCGTGGACTCAGGAACGGCTCTAACAGGACGCTGGCGATTGTTGGCTTACGGTCGGCCCTTTTACGAGCGAGGAAATAACTGTACTGAAGACGCAT